ACTTAAACTCAATCTTGGCATAGCACGCATGGTGTTTTTCGCCCATCTTGCAGCGCTGCTTGGCCTTGTAGTAACTAGTTCGTGTCCTTGCAAGCGCTGGATCGTTTTTCACTCCAGTACCTTTGCGCGGGTGATCGCGACCATCAAACCGCATTCGGTTATGGCATGGTTTGCAAATCGGGGGTTTACCCTGACTTAGAACTCTTGCGATGACATCTGACCGAACCATCCGTTTTTCTCCGCAGTTTGGACACTGCACTTCATGTTTCACATTTCCATTTGGCATACATTGCTCCTTTGTTGCATTGTATTACCATTTGGGATTATTTACCACTTCACGCGATTACTCCAGTACGCTGCGCTCATTTTGCCTTTGGCAATATTCTCAGCGTGTCTGGCCTTGAATGATTCTCGACGAGTCTTTTCTGCTTTGGACTCGCCTTCCTTCTTTGGAGACCCAGACACGCCCTGCTGACCAAAGCGAATTGTCTTCACTTGGTCACCAGCCTTGGCCACGACAACGTGGCTTTTGGTCGGATGCGATGGCGTGCGCTTTGGCTTGTTATAGCCTTCCACACCAACGCGAGCGAGTCTTGAGTCTTTGGTGGCCATAATCAGAAGATAGCTTGCAAGCTGTAGTATTCCAATTGAACCAGCTCATTTGCAGTTGTTGGTTGAGCAGTGATTGCAAATGTTTGGTCAACATTGGTGTTAACACTTAGTGTCAAGACAGTACCTGTTGATGCTCCGTGGCCAGTTGCGCCAACTGCACTTGAGACAATTTGCGAGCCGCCACGATTAACAATCTCTTTTTGAACAGATACGCTTGCAACGTTGGCTGCGGCCAATGTAAAGACTGCACTACCACCAAAAGTCATATTCAGATTCTTGGCGTTGGCACTGTTGGTCAAGCTGAAAAGTGCATTGATTTCTATCTGTCCACCAGTTCCGACTGACCAGCCTGGCACAGTGACAGATGCCAAAGTGACTGCTGTGTTGGCCACTGCGACCACTGCGGTGCCGTACCAGACCAAGGCAGTTTGTGTGCCTGACTGTGTGCCGCTTGTGGTGATGGCTGCACCGCCTGCGGACGCAGACACGGTGAAGGTGTTTGGTGACAACACGGTTTTGACGTAGTAGGTCGTGTTGATGGCCAAGCCAGTTGGCAATGCTCCACTGGTTGTAAAGCGAATTGTGTCGTTGACAGACAGACCATGATCTGTCCATGTCACCACGCCAGGCGCTGCGATGGTGATCGTGACTGTGGAGCTTTTGTAAGCCAGATCGATTGTGACTGCTGTTCCTGTGGTGTCAGTGTCCAATGCTGTGACTGGATACAGACCGGTCACTCCTGTGCCGCCACTCCATGTCACATAAACATTTTCATTGACTGCCACGGCTGCTGTGAGGCCATGAGCGCCAGCACTGTTCAGACGAACTTTGCCTGCGTTGTTGTTGTAGGTCAATGTCACGAATGTGCCAGCAGGCTCGACAAGTCCGATTGGGCCTTTGTTCTCAATCAGCAATTGAGGGAAGCTGCGCAGTTGAGGCTGTGCGCCAATGCTGTACTCGACAGTGGCATTGCGGTTGTCAATGCGGATTGTGCGGTCTTCAGTATAGGGGCCGAATGTCTGGGCAGTGTTGAACAGCGTTCCAATGGTGGAATAGTTCCACGGCTGTGCGCTTGTGGCCACAGATTGCAACAGAACGGTAGTCGACTCGTTGCCGGTGTTACCGATGCTGATGTACTCGCCAACAGGCAGGATCACATCGACTTGGTTTTGGGTCAGGCTTGGCTGGATAAACATGGTGGTGGCTCCTAAAAGTTAAGCGATGCGATACCACGAATTTGTGGCTTGATAGAAACGCATGGTGAAGAATGCATTGGCTGCCAATGTCGTTGGTGCACCGTATGCATTGGATGCACCATTGAGCGCCAGCGTGAAGCTGGTGATGATCTGGGTGGTTGTCACCAGAACCTGAGTGCCATCAGGCACGCCAGTGTTCAATGGCAGGGTGATCGTGCCAGCGGCCAATGTGCCAGCAGGCTGGATGATCATCCATTGTTGTTCACTGACTGGCGTAGGAACCGTGACATTGAAGCCAGTGCCTGGTGTGTACAAGTTGGTGGCCACGGTTGGTGCCGCGAATGTAGCTTGGAAGTATTGCAGCAATGCGCTGACCGACATTTTCCGAGCATCGCCATTGTTCTGGTCGTAGACTGGAATCTGGTTTGCACCAGAGACTTGGCTGATGCTTGAGAGTTGGTTGATTTGTGGCATGTTGTTGATTCCTCAGTTGTATTCGAGTGGACCGTCTTGACCGGCCAAGACTGGATCGTAGGGGCGCTGCAAGAATGGGTCGTCGTAGACGCGCCAAGGCTTGTTGCCTGCACCGCTTGGCATAGTGCCAGGCATCTGTTGCTCCATTGGCATGGCCGCACGCGACAGCAGGGTGTTGTAAGACTCTTTGGCCGTGGCCTTGGTGTCTGGCATAACCTGCTTGCCATAACTGGGTGCCAGTTTGATGGCCAAGTTTGTGTAGATGGCCTCGTTGGAGCTGTCTGGCACGTTGGTCTGCTCGTCAAGAACGCTGTCTTGAGGGCTTGATGGCAGTGGATAGCCCAAGCGAATGCCAAGCGCGTTCCATGCTGCGATCATGGTATCGAGCCTGCGCAGTGCGGATTGCAACTGCTCAGGTGTCAGATCAAAAACATAGGATGCAAGGCCAATTTCCTCGAAGGCCTGTCCGATAAATTGGCGCTTTGTCCATCCCATGTCATTCTCCTGTGTTCTCAGACAATCTGTCTTGGATCAATTGTCCCAGTTTTTTGTCTTTTGTGCGACCATCAAATCGAATTCCTAATTCGGTGGCCTTGGCCTCAAGTTCTTCGCGGGTTGGACCTGCGTCCTCATCGATAGGCTCAGGAGCTGGCGCTGGCTCGGCCTTGACCTGCTCACGCCAGTCGAGTGGCTTGGCTGGCTTTTTCTTTTTGACAAGCTTGATTGCCCACTTTGGTTTTGGCTTTTTGAAGCCATCAGCATTGGCTCCTGCGGCTTCTATGGCCTCAGCTGACGATGTAAACCAGCCTGCTTCCAGTTTTGCGTCGAGTTCTTCTTGCGTCTGCACGCTGTCAAAATTGTATGTGCCACCGCCTGGCTTGCGTTGCTGGCCTGGGCTTTTGTAGATCATTGCTGGGAATGATGTGCTCATTTTTTGGCTTTCATGGGCTTGGCTGTCTTGGCTGCTGCTTTGAAGTCTGCGGCTGTGGGTGCACCTTTTGCACCGACTTTGCGCATACGCTCTGGGGTTTTGCCTGCTGCCTTCTGTGCCGCAATGCGTTCACGTTTAGCGTGAATGTTGGCGTATAGACCGGCCTTCACTTCTTGGCCTTCATGGACTTTGCTGGCGCTTTGCTGGGTTTGCCAGCGGCCTTGGCTGCCTTGCGTGCGGTGGTCAGTGCCACGGCCACGGCTTGCTTTTGAGGCATGCCAGATTTCATCTCTTTGGAGATGTTCTTGCTGATAGATTTCTGAGAATAACCTTTTGTCAACGGCATGATGCGCTCCTTGGAATGAAGAAAGAAGAAGGGGCCGAAGCCCCTTCCCCCCTAGATCAGCTTAGGGCTGATTGAACAACAAGATGCCAGACATTTCAGGCTGCTTGTTGACCACACCAAACAGTGTGTCCAAGCGATACTTGATTGTCATGCTATCGATGTCGTAGAACTTCTGCATCACCAACTCAACACCTTGGTCGGTGGTAGCACGCATCACTGCGGTGCCAGCATCGGATGGGACTGCGTAGCGGCCAGGCAAGATTTCCAAGGCATCACGTTGCCAGAACACGTTGATGTTCGAGGCAGCGGTGTTGAGCCAGTTGATGTTGGCAGATGCAGAAGGAGTCACGATACAGTTCTTGTATTGTGCAGATGCATCGCTTGCAACTTGGTTGGAGATGATGCCAGGGCTGATCACCATTTGTGTGCCGTTGGTGATGCTGATGACACGGAATGTCTTCAACTGACCAGTGGACTGCTTGGTGATGTGGTGCACTGCAACCACGCCATCGATCGTGAAGCAATCACCAACAGCCACGCCAACAGTATTGGACACTGTGACGGTCTGATAGCGGTTGTCAACGTTGATCTGGCCACCGACAGAAGTCGAAGTAGCTTGAGGAACGAGGTAGTTGTTGGCAGAGTTCTGTGTGTCGATGGTAGTTGTACCACCAGCAGCAGCAGCGATGCGGTTTGCGTAGTCGAACTTGTAAGTGTCGAAGCCTGCAACCATGCCGACGAAGCTGCGCTCGTATGCACGATCAGACTTAGCATTGCCGAATGAACGGCTTGCTTGTGACAAGTTACCGGCCAGACCGTTGTAGTCGCGGCTGGACAAGCCCAAGAAGCGCTCATAGTCAGGCACGCCTTGCTCGTTCATGATGCTGTCGCACAAGGCCACATCATCATAGTCACCGGCAGCAGTAGAGACTGGAACAACCAAAGTGCCTTGAGCAGCTGCGGTGTTCATGATCGCCACGTTGATGTCGGATGCGAGCTTTTGCTTGGCTGACTCGCCCAAACGACCTTCTTGCAATGCGTCACGCAAGTCAAGAGTGGTCATGGTCCAAGGCACAGTCTTGCTGAAGCCAATGGTGGAGGGCACAGACAACTGAGTCATGTTCTGGTAAGAACCAGCGATGGTCGTGCCAGGAGTGCTATTGATGGATTGTGCCATGTAAGGCATTGGACGCCAGATGACGTTGTTGGTACGTGCCATTTCGGTCTGGTCTGTGTTGTAGACCGAGACGTGACGTGACAAGACCAGCAAGTCTTGGAAACCTTCGAGGATGTCTTCAAACGCTACGCGTTCTTCTTTGGAAAAGCTATTGGCCATGATGGGCTCCTAAATTAAAAAACTGTCATTTGGAAGCTGATCGCTTCTGCTGCTTGTACTGGATGACTTTCGTCATGTTTCCAGTGCGAGCCGCTTCTTCTCTCAGCCGTTCAAGGGTTGAGTCCACCGCCCCAGATACTCGGCCAGTTCCTGACACGATTCTCTCGGGTGGCGGGGCTGCCTTGCGATTGGTAACTTTCAATTCTTTCTCCAGTTTCGCTACCGCAAAGGCAAACTTTACGGGGTCTTTAATGTCGGACAGCTCTTTTGCCTTCTTCGGATTCTTACCGAGTGCGTAGATGACGAGCGCAGGATTATCTGCACCTTGGAGCACCACGCCTTGCTGGGTGATGTTGAACAACTCTTGGGCCACGGCCTCAGCGTCTTCAAAATCTTTGACTCTCAGCTCGGCTTTCGCCTTGCCATAGCCATCCAGTTTGGCTTGCCATGCTTTTTGCTGATTCATAACTTCAGCTTCTTGCGCGGCTGCGGCTTCATCGGCTTTTCGCTTGCGCTCAAACCAATCGGCCAGTGCTGCCTCGAATTTGTCAGCGTCATAGTCGTGTTCTTCAAGACTTGGCTTCTTGCCCAGCACGACCGGCTTGGTCTCAGTCTGTGCGGTGCTTTGCAGCTTGCCTTGCAGTTCACGGTTTTGCCGTTGCAATTCTCTGTTCGTCTTACGCAGCTCGCGTACCCATTCAGGCGCGTGAGTCTGTTCTTCGGGAGGTGGCGCTTCCTCACCAATGGATACGATCACCTCGTCGCTGTCGCCTTCGCCATCTTCGGTGTTCTGGTCTTCGCCCTGGTCATCGATGGATTGTTGCTCATCGGTGGTTTGCTCAGTGCTTTGGCCTTCGTCCTCAATGACGATGGTGTCATCGTCTTGGTTTTCTTCTCCTGATACTGCCTTTGTGTTCATCTTCTGACCCCATCAAACTCACCCATTAGAACGGCTGGGTGGATGCCGTTTATCACATTCTCGCGCTTTTTCATTCATCTGACAACAGGCTGAATAATCTGGCCTTGCAAAATTTCTTGCACTGCCTCGGCATTTGTGAGCGCCATGTTCTGTGCGGTCTCATCGACCTTGCCCAGCGTCTCCAGCGTTTGAGCGCGTTTGAGTTCTGCGCTGGCCACGGTTTCGACGGTGTCGGCTCTGGCTTTGGCTGCTTTGGCAGTTGCTTCCTCGGCTGCGGCTTGCAGGTACATGGCATTCGGGTCTTGTGGCTTGCCCTGCATCTCGGCCATGAGTTCTTCGGCTTCCATGTCGGTCGGCTTGACCACGCCCATGCGCAGGAGCTTCTTGCGGAAGTAGGCATTGGCATCGCTGATGCCCTCGCCTTCCATGTTCATCATGGCCATTGCCGTGATCACTTGAGCTGTTTCTGGGTCTTGCGTGATCTGGAGCATGCCGGTCAGAGCGCGAACAGTTGCCTGGCGCTTGGTGCTGCTTGATGGTCCAACATCTGCAATCACATCGAAGGCCGCACTTCCCAGATCATTTTCCATAACCACCGCACCAGTTTCCTGATCAATGGATGGCTTCATCAACTCAACCATGCCAGCCTCACCAGTTGGCGCGATGGTCTTCATCTTGCGCTTGTCTTCGGTGTAGATGTCGCGTGCCATCGAGAGCCAGATTTCACCGCATCGCTTCATGCCCTTGGCAAAGTTGCTCATGTAGATGAAGGCTTGGCCATCGACTCGGGCCTGAATCATCTCCACGGCCTTGCCTGAGATGTTGCTCACCATCTTGTCTGCGCCAGCTGGATTGCCCAAAATGTCCTGCATGTCGGTTTCGGTGATCTGCAAGAGCGCAGCCATTGCCGGTGGAATGGCTGCCGATCTGGTGTAGGCCACAGGACCGCTGACTGCCTGGTTGCCGTTCTGGTCTGTGATCGGGTTGATCAGCAGATACGGATAGTCTTTGAGGTTGTCCTCGGCCCACATGACTTGATGGCCAGCGACCTGCTCAGGCGTGAGGATTGGCTTCTCAACCGACGACAAGGCGCTGATCTCGCCCAGCTTGGACAGCTGCATGTTTTTGAGGCGCTGGGCATCCTTGGCCAGACGCACATGGCCCATGCATCGCTCGACGTTGTCGACAAACCAGCGTTTTCCGTAGACGACCACGATCGGGATGCACTTGCCTGCGATGTAGCCTGCGTCTTCGAGAACCTTGCCGCCCGACATAATGTACTTGTGCACGCGCTTGGTCTTGACCTTGCGCTGGCGCACTTCGATTGTGCCGATGGCTGCCAAAGTTTCCTCAAGCATTTCATCTTTATCGAAGTCTTCTTTTGTGTAGCGTTCTTCCTCGCCTGTAATAGTCTGGAAGATGCGAATGGTCTCGGTCTTTTCCTCGACCTTGTAGTACTCGGCCACATAAACCACATCGGGTGTGCACCAGTCAAACTCGTACTGGTGGATGATCTTTGGCCAGCTTGCTGGGTCATCGCCCCAAGTGTCTTTGTAGGCCTGTTGCGTCATCGATGTGACGACAAAGCAGAATCTGGCATCGGACTTGTCTTGGCGCTTGGCCTGCAAGTCAAAGAACACCGAGCTGTCAGCGTCAAAGATCGGCTCGATGCGAATGCGCTGACGATCGTCTTCTGGGTCTTCCTCGTTTTCGTAGACTGTGCGCAAGCGCCAGGCACCGATGCCGCCACCGACCGCTTCCTCGAAGGCGTTGTCGTAGGCTTCATCGGCCACGGATGCCTGCTCGTCTGCTCGGTAGAGGCCATCGCAGACCTCGGCCAGCTTGTCGTTCTCAGCGCCATCTTTGGAGACAAAGTCCACCGTGATGCGGTTGTTTCGATATTCGTTGACCACTCGGATCACGGCCAGCATGATCTTGTTGACCTCGAACTTGGGTTTGTTCTCGTACTGGTCCCAGAGTGGGCCTTCCCACTGGCTGCCTGCTAGGGAGTAGAAGCGTCTGTCTTGCAGGCATTGCAAGCGCTCGTCACGCAGTGCGCTTTGCACATCATCGAATTGCGCGAGGGCTTCGTCGTGCAGATTCGCAAGGCGTTGATCGTTTGAGAGTCGGGCCATGTTATATCCTCATTTTGTGTGATTTTCTCACCATTTCTTTACATTTGGCAATGGAGTGAATGTTGCAGGTTTCGTGATGGCCGATCGTCTCACGCCTTCGCAAGCGTAACGCAGGGCATCGATCACGTGGTTTTTCTTGTCTTCGAGCACCGGCAATATTTTGCCAGTCAGTGGGTCTTGCTTGTAACTGTACAGCGTCAGCTCGTCAATGGTGTGGATGCATCGAGGGTGCACCACGATGTCGTAGTTCTTCAGGAACTCGATGCCTTCCTCGACCGACTTCGGACCCTTGACCGCTGTCATGATCTTTGGAAAGCCATTCTTTTTCATGTGGCTGATCGTCTCTGGCCTTGCTGAGTCGGCCACGATTGGCCACTTCTCGGCCTCGGGCACCTGCATGAACAGCTCGGGTGTGTTGACGATCTCGCAGCCGACCATGTAGGCCTCGTAGTCGATGTAGAGCGTGCGGCCAATGATATGGCAGCGCACCAGCGTGGTCGGATCGACCGCAAAGCCCCAGTCTGCACCGAGCCTGTGGATTGCGTCTGGTGGTGCCTCAAAGTCCTCGACGCGCCAGTTCTTGAACACTCGGGTGTTGCTGTTTGTGAGGTAGCTTCCCATCCAGACATGTTGGTATTTGTCTGGGTCGCGCCTCTTGTCGTACTCCATCTCATCGCGCAGGACTTGTGGAAACCAAGGGTTGTCGGTGAAATTGACCTTCAGGACTTGCGCGTCCTTTGGTGGTGTTGGACCGCGCAGCAGGAAATCGACTGGGTCATTTTGCTGGCGCGGGTTCCATGTAAACCACAGCTCGGACTCGGGCTTGCGAATAGTTGGCCGCAGCAGGTCGAGACTGGTCTGGCTCAGGCTTTGAGCCTCCTCCACCCAAGCGCAGTCATAACCTTCGAGCGACTTGATTGAGTCGGCTGTGTGGTTTTGCATACCTTGGAAGATGATCATGCCATCGCCCTTCTTGGACTTGATCACGGCCTCCTGCACCTCGAAGTAAGCGCCAGCGTTCATTTGCTCGATTTTCATTTCGAGCAGGCGCTTGACGGACTGGTTGAGCGACTTCTGGATTTCACGCACGCAAACGCTTCTGCGCTTCTGGTCCATGATGTGGGCCTCGATCATCAGCTCGGCAAACATGTGGGACTTGCCAGAGCCTCGGCCACCCCAAGCGCCTTTGTATCGGCTCGGCTCCAGCAGTGGCAATGCCCACTCAGGTGTTGGAAGTTGCAGAACTGTCATGCTTTGACGACCACGCGCTCAATTCTTTGCACCAGGGGATTGGCAGGATCGCCAGAGACTTCGATCTTGTCGCCAAACTTCTTTGGGGCCAGTTTGGACAAAAGCCATTTGCGGGTGTCGACTTGCAGTCTGTGCTTTTGCACTGCCGCCCAGTCTTTCTTGCCATCAACTGCCACGCCAACGTCTTGATCACTGATCTCCATGATCTCTGTGGCCATGCGTTCGATCAGGTCTTCCCTCGCGCGCGCGTAATTCTCCGCAAGCGTAGCATCATCATCCACCCACCGTGAGAAGGTGCTTTGAGGAACACCAGCTGCTTGACATGCTTTGAATGCGCTCAGACCGTTTCGCATGCCATCGAGCACCATCTGGCTGATCACGGCTCGGTCTTCACTGCCAGGCTTAGTTCGCTTGGTTGGAGCTTTTGCTTTGTGTGATTTTGTGGTCATGCTGCATTGTCCTTCATGTTTTCAATTCGCGCCAGCTTCATGGCATCTTTTAAATCCATCCTGAGTTGCTCGTTTGCGGCCTGCTCATCTTGAAGTCGGATGTAGACCTCGGTTGCAAACTTGGCCAGCGTGTCATGTTGCCATGTTGTGAAGTTTGGGGTTTCTCGTTTGTTGTTCATGTTAGTACTTGCTCACCTTTCTGTGGATAACTTTTCTCTGGAAACTTTCCGCATCGATGCCCCCCTGTCCCCCTCACCCTAAAGGGTGTGAGGGGAGGGGAGGGGGCTTTTCGAGCGTTTTGCCCCCTAACCCTGATTTGCCCCCTAGGGGGATTCAGGGGGCTGAGGGGATTCATTCTTGGCCACCTTTTCGCATCATCATGGCACTCGATTGCACATCGTCGATCACCAACCAGCCGTGTTCAAGTGGGCTGATGATCTCGGACAGGATGAGTGCTCCGATCAATTTTTCTGGGTAGGCTGCGCTCAGATCGTTCTCGATCGTGCGTGGTTTTCTGCCATCAGCTGCCAGCTTGTCTTTGAGTGCCGATCTACTGATATAGGGTAAACCCTCGCGTATTTCAGCGCCTGTGCCCCACCATGCGTTCTCGAATGTTTTGCGGTGTGCGTCCAGTTTCGACTCTTTTTTCGGGGTTGTTGGTGCTTCAGCTTGGACGATCACAGCACTTGTGACCTGCTGGTTGTCTTCATCGCGCCAGCCTGGAATGGCCACTTGTTGCAACTCAACGTGGATGGTCTCGGCCAGTTCTGCGTCTTTGGACTTGCGCTGCACGATCTGCATGGGAACGCCTTCTTTGCCTGGCACGATGCTGATCTCGATGTCCAGAGCACCTCGCCATGCGCTTGAGCCTCGCGCCCTGTGCTGGGCTTCCTCGGCCACGCCTGTGTGGTGCACCAAGATCACCGAGCAGTTGAATTCCTGCATGAGTGCGTTGCATGCGTCTAGCATGGTCTTTGCATCTTGAGCGCTGTTTTCGTCTCCGGCCAAGAATCTGTGCAGGGTGTCGACCACGATCACGCTGGGTCTGTCTTTCAGCATCCTGACTTGCTCGACCACTTTGAGGTAGCCGGTCGGGGTGTTAAGGTCGCAACCATCTTTGGACAGCCACATGGCCAGCTTGCCTGCTTTGTGGTGGTGCTTCCATGCTGCCACCCTGCCGCGCAGACCGTGATGGCCTTCACCTGCCAGATAGACCACATTGCCTTGGCGCACTTTGTGGCCTGCCCAGTCCTCGGTTCCGCTGGCCATGCGCAGGCACCAGTCGAGCACCACGAATGTTTTGCCGCCACCGCTTGGGCCGTGGACCATTACCAGTGCTTGCGATTGAATCCATCGCTTGACGAGCCAGCTGATGGGGCTGGGCTGTGCGCAGAAGTCATCGGCTGGGATGAGCCAGTCGTCTGCCGGTGGCATCAGCAGGCCTGCCAGATCGTGGCCAGCCTGTGCATAATCGTTGGCATCACCGAGGATCGGAGGCATCACCATGCGTGCGCCATATTTGGCACTAGCCTGCTCTGCGTAGCGTTGGCCAACACCGCTTTGGTCATGGTCTGCGACGATCACGATGTCTTGAGTTGCTCCATACATTTCCCTGAGTGTGCCAGTTACCGGCACCAGATTGCTGGCGCTGTAGGCCACCACGACTGGCCTGTCGGTGGTTTCATGGATTGTGGCTGCCGTTGCGAAGCCTTCGGCCACGAACAGCGTGCCAGGCTCATCTAGTGAGCCTACCATCCAGAACTTGCCGCCTGTTTGACCGCCTGGGTGATAGAGCTTGCCGCCTTCGTGGTCGATGTATTGCAAGGTGGCCAGAGTTCCGTCTTCATCGTAGAGTGGCAGCACCAGTCGACCGTCTCCTGTGATTCGTGCGCCATGCGTTTGAATGCCCTTCTTGGCCAAGTATGGATGCTCGGCATTTGCTGGGTTGGCCGTTGTCCATATTTTCTCGACGGTCTCGCTGGCCACTTGATGCTGGCGCTCGATGGCTGCATCTCGCAGGGCTTTGGCCTCGGCCAGTCGCTTGGCGTGTGACATTTCCTCGGTCTGCGTGAGTTTTCTTCCTACGTCTGCACGCCATGTCACTTCCATGCCTGCTCGCCAGCATCCGAATCGACCTGCTGGGATGCCATCACCAAACACCAGATACCAGCCTGGCTTGTCACCGTGGCCAGGTGCGCCTTTGGTGCCTGACTTGAATCTGTGAATCTTGCCATCCATCAGGATTTCCTCTGGTGGCTGGAGGCCTGCCGCACGCATTGCGTCGATGAGCTGTGCCTCTGGTGGTGCGACGAGTTTTTCTGGTGGTGGAGCCCAAGGACCACCGAGCACTTTGGAGAGGTCAGCCATGCGTCACCTTGCGGCTTTCCAAGTAGTTGGACAGCGCCAGCAGGACTTTGTGGGTTGGATTTGCGTTGGGGTTGTCGCGCACTTGGCGAATGGTGTTGTAGTGCACGCCAGTGGCTTCTGCCACCTTGACAGGCATTCGGTCGGAGAGCGCGTCTCGTATCTGCTCTAGGGTCATCATGTTTTTTTCCTTTGTTGAAAATATTTATTGCGATGTGTGGATATTACACTAAAAAATGGTTTATAGTTGCGTCACACCTCGAACTGATTCCCAGACGGAGGTGCAAAAAATAGGAGAGCCAAATGGCTATCAATTTGAAATCGACCGGCAGTTTGTCTGCCAATGGAGTGAAGTTGTTGGTGTACGGCCAAGCCGGTGCTGGTAAAACCACGCTAGTCAAGACCCTGCCCAATGTGATCGTTCTTAGTGCCGAGGGTGGCCTGTTGTCCATTCAGGACGCTGACCTGCCTTACATCGAGATCGCCTCGATGGACGACTTGCGCGAGGCCTTCACATGGGCCAGAGACAGCAAGGAGGCCGCAGGCTTTCAGTCGGTGGCGCTTGACTCGATCAGCGAAGTTGCTGAAGTGGTCTTGTCCCATGAGATGAAGAAGTCCAAGGATGGCCGCGCAGCTTATGGCGAGATGAACAGCACTATGCAGGAGTTGATTCGCGCCTTCCGCGATCTGCCAGGCAAGCATGTCTACATGTCGGCCAAGCTGGAGAAGTCCACCGACGAGATGGGCAAGATGCTCTACAACCCAGGCATGCCTGGCAAGAGCCTGACACAAGGCCTGCCTTACTTCTTTGATGAAGTGCTGGCGCTGCGTGTTGAGCGTGATGCCGATGGTGTGACCCAGCGTGCGCTGATGTGCGACTCTGATGGCCTTTGGTTGGCCAAGGATCGTTCTGGCAAGTTGGAGGCTTGGGAAGCGCCTGATCTGGGTGCAATCATTGCCAAGATCGGAGGCAAAGCATGACCGCCAAGGTATTGCCTAATGACATGAATGAGCTGGCCACTATGTGGCTGGCTGCTAAGAAGCAGGAAGAAGATGCGACAGCGGATCGACGCGATATTGAGGACCACATCAAGAAGCTGGCAACTATTGCCGAAAACCTTGAAGGCACAGAGACCGTCGAGCCTGGTCGATTCGAGATCAAGATCGTTGGCCGCATCGACCGCAAAGTCGACGGAGACAAGGTGCAAGAGCTTGCCGCTGAGTTCGGTCTGACCGATCACTTGGCCAAGCTGTTTCGCTGGAAGCCTGAGATCAACATGGCCATCTGGAAGGCAGCAGATGAGTCCATTACCAAACCGCTTTCCGGTGCAATCACGGCCAAGCCTGGCCGCCCATCTTTCAAAATTATCCCCAAGGAGTAAATCATGGCTTTTTTAAACGAAGAATTCAACGTCAACGAACTGCCCCAAGGCAATGGCAACTTTGAGCCTCTGCCTGCTGGCTGGTACACCGCCACCATCTCTCAGTCTGAGTTGAAGGCAACCAAGGCTGGCAATGGTCAGTACATCAAGTTGCGTTATGACATCACTGGCCCGAGCCACCAAGGTCGTGTGGTGTTTGGCAATCTGAACATCAAGAACGCAAACCCCAAGGCCGAGGAGATTGGTCGCCAGCAGCTGGGAGACATCATGCGTGCGATTGGCTTGGCCAAGGTCACCGACACCGATCAGTTGATTGGTGGCCAGATCGCCATCAAGCTGGAGGTCAAAGAGGACGCGCAGTACGGTGCAAGCAACGAGGTCAAGGGCTTCAAGTCTGTGTCGGGTAGCGTAGCGCCAGCTGCGTCCATTCCTCAAGGCCAAAGCAATCCAGCTCCTGTCGCATCTGCCAAGGCCGCACCACCTTGGGCTAAGAAGTAAGAAAAGAAAAGCCCAGGCCGGTTAGGAACCCCCGACCCGAAGCCTGGGCATAAAGTAGCAACTACAAAGGAGAACCCCATGAAGATTCCCGAGTCAGAGCATAACATTCAGTCGTTGATTGACAAGCACCATGAGGCCATTGCCGAGGTGCCTCGCCCACACCTTGGAGCCAGTACCCTTGGCCATGTGTGTGATCGGTGGCTGTGGCTGTCTTTCCGCTGGGCTGTGCAGCCGAGTTTCCCTGGTCGAATCCTGCGCCTGTTTAGGCGTGGCCACCAAGAGGAGGCCAACATCATTAGCGACCTGCGTGCCATTGGCATCGATGTTCGAAAGGTGTCTGCCCAGCACCGTGTGGACTTTGGCAGCCATGTGTCTGGCAGCATTGATGCGATCATCGACAAGGGTGTGCCAGATGCGCCCAAGTCCAAGCACATTGCCGAGTTCAAGACGGCATCCAAAAAAGCATTTGATGATCTGGAGAAGAATGGCGTGGAGAAGTCCAAGCCTGAGCACTTTGTGCAGATGCAGGTCTACATGGCTGGCACTGGCATCGATCGTGCGCTGTACTTGACTGTCTGCAAAGATGACGACCGCATCCACACCGAGCGCGTGAAGTTCGACAAGGATGTGGCAGGCAAGGCTATTGCTCGCGGCCAGCGCATTGCTTTGAGTGACCGCATGCCTGAGCCGATCAGCTCAGATGCGAGCTGGTATCAGTGCAAGTTCTGCGATGCGCATGAGTTCTGCCACCAGTCCAAGACCACCAAGCATGTGAACTGCCGCACCTGCGCTTTGGCCACAGCGATGCCTGACTCGACTTGGCACTGCGCCAAGTGGGATGCTGAGATTCCTTTGGATTCGCAGCGCACTGGTTGCGAGTCGCATGTCTTGCATCCCGATCTGGTGCCTTGGCAGCGCAAGGATGGGCCTGACGAGTTCACCGCTGTGTATGAGATCAATGGCGTGAATCTGGCCAATGGCGATCCTGAACAGGAAGGCGTTTGGGGTAGCAAGGAGTTGCTGGCCAATTCCAATGCCTGCGCCAGCGGTGATCCTTTGATTGCCGAGATGCGCAAGGACTTTGGTGGAAGGATTGTGGGATGAACAAACAAGGAGAATTGAATGAGCTGGCTTTATTCGCAGGCGCTGGTGGAGGAATACTTGGGGGACATTTGCTCGGATGGCGAACCGTCTGTGCAGTCGAATGGGAACCCTACGCAGCTTGCGTACTTGTCGCCAGACAAAATGACGGAGTTCTCCCGCCTTTCCCGATTTGGGATGATGTTCAAACCTTTGACGGACAACCGTGGCGAGGAATTGTTGACGTTGTTTCGGGAGGCTTTCCCTGTACGGACATTTCCATCGCAGGCCGAGGCGCAGGACTCGATGGAGAGCAGTCCTCAATGTGGTACCACATGGCGAGGGTGGTTAGCGAAGTTCGACCCAGATTCGTATTCGTGGAAAACAGCCCAATGCTCATTCATCGAGGACTCGGACGAGTCCTTGGCGACCTTTCCAGTCTCGGGTATGACACGCGATGGACTGTTATGGGAGCAGTCGATGTTGGCGCACCGCATCAAAGGGACAGAGCGTGGATTGTGGCGCACGCCAGACACGGGGGGGGGGGGACCTCTGGCCTACTCAAACAAGGCCAGAATCATCGAAAGAATGGCCAGCCCATCCAGATCAGATTGGTGGACCAAGTGAACAATCCAAGGCTGTGGCCAACACCAGTGGCCAGAATGCACAAAGACGGTGGAAATCCATCGGAGTACAAGAGGAACGAAATCCCCCTAGCGGCACAGGCTGGTGGGCCTCTGAACCCAACGTGGGTCGAGTGGCTGATGGGGTGGCCGCAAGAGTGGACCGACTTAAAGCCATTGGCAACGGACAAGTTCCAAAAGTGGCAGCAACAGTCTGGAGACTTTTAAATGCTCCGTGACTATCAACAGCGCACCATCGACGAGCTGTACCGATGGTTTGAGGCTGGCAATGCTGGCAACCCATGCCTAGTGCTGCCAACTGGCTCAGGCAAGTCGCACATCGTGGCCGCGCTGTGCAAGGATGCCCTGCAAAACTGGCCAGAGACTCGGGTGCTCATGCTGACCCATGTCAAGGAGCTGATTGAGCAGAATGCCGAGAAGATGCGCCAGCATTGGCCTGGTGCACCGATGGGCATCTACAGTGCCAGCATTGGCCAGAAAGACTTGAGCGAGCCGATCACCTTTGCTGGCATCCAGTCGGTGCGTACCAAGGCCGGTGCGCTTGGCCACATCGATCTGGTGATCATCGACGAGTGCCACTTGGTCAACCACAAGGACGAGGGTGGATACCGCAAGCTGCTTGGTGAGTTGAAGACCATCAATCCGCACCTGCGCGTGATCGGCCTGACCGCCACGCCTTACCGCTTGGGGCATGGCCTGATCACAGACAAGCCTGCGCTGTTTGACGACTTGCTCACGCCTGTCAGCATCGAGGAGCTGGTGTTCAAGGGTTATTTGGCCACGCTGCGCTCCAAGGTCACCAAGGCCAAGCTGGATGTGACTGGTGTGAAGAAGCGTGGTGGCGAGTTCATCGAGTCAGAGTTGCAGGCTGCTGTGGATACCGACGATAAGAATCAGGCTGTGGTGCATGAGGTCATGGGCTTGGCCGGTGAGCGCAAAGCATGGCTGTTTTTCTGTGCTGGCGTGAAGCATGCCGAGCACGTTGCCGAAGTCTTGCGCCAGCAGGGTGTGACCGCTGAGTGCGTGACTGGCGAGACACCAAAAAAAGAGCGCGAGCGCATGCTGGCCGACTTCAAGGCAGGCCGTGTGCGTGCGCTCACCAATGCCAATGTGCTGACCACTGGTTTTGACTATCCCGACATCGATCTGGTGGTGATGCTGCGCCCCACCATGAGCGCCAGTCTTTATGTGCAGATGGCAGGCCGTGGCATGAGGGTCAAGAGCCACACCGATCATTGCCTGGTGCTCGACTTTGCAGGTGTGGTTGAGTCGCATGGTCCGATCACCAATGTGCAGCCACCAAAAAAGGGTGGCGATGGCAATGGCGAGGCACCAGTCAAGGTGTGCGATCACTGTGGTGAGTTGGTGCACATCTCGGTGATGCTTTGCCCTTCATGCGGTGAGCAGTTTCCTGAGCCAGTAAAAAAATCAATGGTGTTGCGAAATGACGACATCATGGGTCTGGATGGCCAAGAGTTAGAAGTGACTAGCTGGACATGGCGCAAGCACATCAGCAAGGCCTCTGGCATTGAGATGCTGGCCGTGACTTACTACGGTGGCCTGAGCGATACACCGATCACCGAGTATTTGCCAATCATGCATGAAGGCTATGCAGGGCAGCGTGCAATGAGCCAGCTGCTGAGTATCGCCAACAGCGCCAGCATTGTGCCTGGTGGTCTGAATGTGAAGACGCTGGAGGACATGGTGCAGAACATGAACATGGCCACGCCACCAGAGTGGATCGAGTATCGCAAGGATGGGAAATTTTTTAGGGTAATAAAAAGGAGTTGGACATGAAAACAAGACCACCAGAACCGCAATTCTTGGTTGACTATCGTGAGTGGGTCAAAGCTGGCCCACCAAAGTGCTGCCACACTTGTGAGATGTATGGCAACGATGGTCTGTGCACCGAGTTCTTCATGACACCGCCAGCCGAGTTTGCGGCTGAGGTGGATGCCTGCCCTAAGTGGGAGCCAGAATGTCCGTTCTAGGCCGTATCCCCACAGAGCATGAGGAGCAGCGCGAGCTGGTGCGCTGGTTTCGCCAGACTTGGCCAGGCGTGCGCATCTTTGCCATTCCCAATGGTGGCGCTCGCAGTCCGGCCACCGCTGGCCGCTTGAAGGCTGAGGGTGTGTCTTCTGGTGTGCCTGATCTGTTCATCCCTGCCTGGGGGCTTTGGGTGGAGATGAAGCGAACCAAGGGTGGCAGCCTGAGTGCCGAGCAGAAAGACTGGATTGCCTATCTTGAAAGTGTGAGATTCTGTTGTATAGTGGGAAAAGGTGCTGATGATGCCAAGGGCAAACTTCAGGCCTTTTTCAACCAACACAAGGAAAATTTATGAGCACTCGCATTTATGTCGTCACCGATATTGAGACCAATCGCCACCGCCTGATTCGTGCTGGCAACCAAGCGCAGGCCATTCGCCATGCTGCTCAGACTCGCTTTGACATCGAGGTCGCTGGCCAAGAGGACTTGGTCAACTTGCTGACCAATGGCGTGCCCATCGAGCTGGCCGGTGGTCCTGCCACTGCTGACATGTTTGAGGAAGCCGCCATTGCCAATGCTGGAGGGACTGACTGATGGCCACCACCAAAATCAAAGACCGATACATGACGATCAGGTTGCCTGCCGACATCGAGATCGAGCTGCGCAAGATGGCCGAGCGCAACACACGCACTCTGGCCGCGCAGATTCTGCATTGCGTCAAGATGGAATTGGAGCGCCAGCAAGCACAGGAGACTAAGGCATGAAAAAGCAGATTCACATCAGCATTGAGACGCTGATGCACAAGTGGCCGGTGTTTGGCATTGGCTTTGCCAATGGCGAGTTCTTTTTATCGCTGTGGCTGGTGGATGTTCGCATGTGGAGAGGTTATTGATGCGAAAGCGCAAGCCACAGCCAAGGCCGAGACACTACACCATCCTCGACGAGATGATGGCCAGTCCGACCGAGCCTTTGCCTGAGAAGTTTCGCACGCACCAGCTCACCATGATGTACCAAGGACTACATGCAATGGAGACCGCGCCAGTGCCCACCACGGACGACTGGCGGGTCGTCAGCGATGCAGTCAACCTCATGGAGACGCTGGTGGTCGAGATGAAGGTCTGCGAGGACTCCAGTGGCTTGCTGATGGATGCCATCACCGCTTTGGCGCTCGCTGGCAAGCGAAACAGGGCCGGTGGTGCCATTCGTATGGATGGGGTCGGAATTCAGGCTGTACGCTCGATTCTGAGCGACTATGCCGAGCTTCTGAACATGTTGCCTGCTCGCACCATGTATCGATGCCACCGATTGACCGAGAAGCGCCTGCACGATCTACTTGATGGCAAGCGCAGGCCGCATGATGTGGAGATAACCTCAATGTAAGGGTTTATCCCTAGTTACATTGATTGTGGGACTTCGTGCTATACTGTGGGCACATTAACCAACCAGCAAGGAGCTGATCGTGAAAAACTCAAACTTTCAAACCCCACGTAATTTTGCAGACTGCACATGGGTGCAGGGTTATGGCCGCGAGGAACCACTTTGGGAGCGTGTGGCTGGCTATGTGCTCGCCTTTGGTATTGGCGTTGGCTTGGCTGTCATCTTGGTGGCATGGTGGTCATCATGAACTGCTGCGACGAGTACGGCAATTGCAGACAAGGGCATGACTGCCCTGTGCGCATTGCTCGTTCTTTTGAGCCTTCAACATCTAAGCGCCTTCTTAGGCGCTTTTCTTATTGGTTGTTGATCGCAGTCTTTGGCCTGCTGTGGATGGCTTTTGTGGCCATTGTGGTGGCCAATTATGCGTAAGGTCTGGTGCCAGCCTTGTCGATGATCAGCGCCTGCTTGCGTGGGCTGGTGTCCTCGCTGTTTGAGATGCTAATGTGGGTCCAGCGATCAAACTCACGAATCACTTGATCATAGCCAATGCCACTGGCCACGATTGCCTTGACCACCTGATCTGGTGTCATGCCTGGCACTCGAAAGTCACAAGCGCAGCCAGTGCGATGCTGGCTGGAGTCTTTTGAGCCAACCGCATCATTCACTTTCTTTGTGCGCAGGCCAGAGCTGATCATGATCGGCTTGCCACCAAGCACCACCTTCACCTGCTCCAGAAAGTCTGCCAGGCGCGTTAGATTGGCCAGCTCGGTATCATTGGGGCTGTTGTCCCAGCCGTTGCGTTCTGCGGTCTCTGAGGCTGTAAGTTCTTCGAGTGTGAAGTGAGGTGTCAATTGCATGATTCAGTCCTTTCAAAATAAGCGCCACGACGATGCCATTTTTTTCTTTGGTTGCAGTTGGCGCAAAGCACTTGATAGCGGTTTTTTGGAAACCCATGCTTGATGATCCAGCCATAAAGACTGTTGCCATTTAGTCTGTTTCCAGATGGCGTCAAGTCTTTGCTTCCATCATCGTTGATGTGGTCAATGTTCAAAACAATTGGGTCTTTTTCACCACAATGCGCACATCCACCACCATAAGCATCGATCACTTGCAGTTTGTTTTTCCAGCGAGTAACTTGATGTTTTTTGTTGATGGCAGCAAAGGTGTCTGGATGTATCCAATGCTCTTTTCCAGACTTGGTGTATCCGTTTAAACGGTATCCATCATCTCTGGTGCTGCCTCTTGGCAAGTTCACTTCTTGTTCCTCATGTCTGCAAGTTTCTCAACGGTGCGGCCACCAAAGTAAGCCAAGAAAATAATCTGTCCCCACTGGCCCAAGAGATTTACATAGCTCTCTTGCGCGTTGTAGCCGAATGCCGACATTGCAGTGAAGATGAAATAGGCCAAGAATATGGCTATCAGGGCCATTGGTCGAATATTTTTAGACAGCCAAGAGTCTGACCCCATGTCTGCTGTCCATCGGTCTGTGGTGTTCTGTTGCTCCACTTCGAACAGTTTGGTGTCATTGGCCATCTTTGCCAGCTCACCATCCTGCGCCAGCTTGGTCAGCTCCAGTTGCGCTTTGGCTTTGGCCTCTGGGTCAGGAATGAGCTTGTCGATGAGCTTGCCACCCACATTCAGAAGTGCGTCGATTCCAATCATTTTGTGTCCTTTTTGCTGTCTTCGTTTTGCATGAGTTTGATGCCAGACAAGAATCCAATCATGCCGCCAATCAGGGTGCTGAATGCTGGGCTGATCATTTTAAAGATTTCAGCGTTGTCAACTTCCTTGGCCCACAATCCGAGCATAAAAGCGAACACCATTGACAGCACAGAAATGCACAGCGTGGTGCTGACCATGAGCGTCACCCACAGCGTCAGTTTGTCTTTTGTGTCTGGTACTGGCTGGCGCGGTCTGCGTACTGGCTTGTCCATCATGCGTCCTTATACAAAAATCTGAAAGCGCCTGCGATTCTCAAACGCGCCCAGCTCAATGGTGTTTTGACGCGCTCTCTTGTCGTACAGTTCTAAATCCATCTCGACTGTCTTTTGCTCCAACTTGTTGGCTGCAATCGCATACCGATATTCTTCTTGAACTTTTTCTACTGCCTTGTCAAATGCCAATTGCGTGGCAGTGTGGGTAGGCTGCACCATCGGATACCATTTGTCGAAGGTAATCATTTTTTTTCCCTCTCCACCGCCTTTGCGTAGTAGTACAGTATTTTTTGCCGTAGTTCTGCGCTATCTGCCACGCCTGCCCACATTGCCAAGTTATTCCATATTGCAACCAATTGATCAGACGAGCAATGGTTTCCATTGGTGGTCAGCCACTCAGACAGGCGCTGGTGGCGCTCAGTCGGATTTCCGAGCCAGCTTTGACCATAGAAGTCGGAGACGATGCAGGACTCTTTGGCCGTAGCCTTTGAGAGTAGCAACAGCAGTAGAAATAAAAACAGGCGCATTCATTTCAATGCTTCCAATAACTTAGGAAGTAACCGACCACGGCAGAAGCGCCAGAGACTACGGTCATGCCAAACCAAAGGCCTCCACGACCTTTGTTGGCCAGCGCCACCAGTTCTTCGAGCTGGCGCTCGACCTTGTCCATCTTTTTGTCCATGTCCTGAACTTTTTGCCAGAGCACGCCATATTTGACAAGGTCGATCTCGTTTCCTTCTACTGCCATTGCGTCAGCTCCCAACATTAGAGGCCTTGGCCTGGAGTGATGTAGACAGTTGTCGCTGCGCTTGCCAGACCGCTGAAGAAGGTGTCAATGTTGAAGCGCAAGACCTCAACAGCACCAGGCACCAGTACGATGGCATCTGATGGTGTGCCAGCCACTGGCGCAACAGCTGCGGCTTGGGCAAGTGCTGCTGTGGGACCAGTGCCCAAAAACACGGTATCTGTTCCTGCATTCACAAACCGGTATTGGCCTGTTGCTTGAAAATTGAATTTCGCATAAACAGGAGCCTGCACGCCAGTGGGTGCTGTGCCTGCGGCAGCGACAACAACGGTCTTGCCTTGGGGGTTGAATGCAATTTGCGAATTGGTTGACATGATGATTTCCTTTGATTACAAAATAATTTCAGAACTATCTTCTTGCAAAAGAGCACCACCATTTTCAAGAAGCAAAATACCATACAAAGAAACTTGACTTTGTAAAGGAACGACCTTTGGTCTGGATGAAATAAAACTAATTATTCCACTTGTAATAGATGCTCTGACTGCTTTTAACATTTTATTAAACCCAAGGCACACCGCTTGCTTGCACAGGTGCTTTTTGCGCTTCAATCTGTTTTGCCAAAGTTTCTTCTGTGGCAGCTTTATCTACGCCATTTGCCCAAATCCAACCAAGAACAATTTCTTCTGTCAAATCATTGTAGGCAATCTCTGGCGTGCCTTCAGTCCATGAGCAACTTGAATGAGTGCTTGCTTCATATGCACCATCAAGTGCATTAGCACGCCAATGTGCTGTAGTCACAAAGCCATTTGACACTTTTCGGTCTAATTGGCTAATTCTCCACTTGTATGCGACTGTCATATCTTTCCTTTCGTTATTGAGCTTCGAGAGCAGCTACTCTGGCGGTTAGTTCTTGAATGGCTTTGACCATTGCAGCGTAGATGCCTTCTTTTTCAAGACCCAATCTTGTGCCGTCTGCTGATTCAAACTCACGAATTAACTCAGGCATGACAGACTGGACTTCTTGGGCAATAAATCCATATTGTGTGCCTTGTTCAATTTTGTCTGTTTTCCATTTGTAGGAAACAGGGCGCAATGCAAGAATTTCAGACAAACCAAACGGCAAATTTTCAATGTTTTCTTTTAAACGCTCGTCTGATGGGTTTGTACTTGTAAGAACTCCGCCATTTGAATATACAAGGCCAGTACCTAATGCAGCTAAAACAACATTGTTATTTGCAAATACTTGGAAAGATGGCGTGTTTGATCCATTTCTAAAATCAGCAATGGTGTACGAACCCGTAGTTCCACCGCTTTGCACCCACAAAGCTGCTGTAGTAGCTGATTGTTGAATCTCAACCAAACCAAGAGTAGTAGCACCAGAACCAATGGCAGAAGAAGCCATGCTAACTGCGCGGCCAGCAGTTAAGTTGGCCACAGACACTTGTTTGGTTGTACTGCTTTGAACGATAGGCAATACCTCAGTACCCGCTAGTGGGGTAGTTGAGCTAGGTAGTGCGGAAATTTTTGCATCAGCCATTTTTAAAGTCCTCGTTTAATATTTTGCTTAAACTGCAACAATGTTGCCTGCTGAATCAACTTGCAACGTCTTGTTTGCACCGCCAGTTGCATAGCCTGGTATCTTTATCAAATTGTCTGCTGTTAATTTAAATCCAGTCGCATTAGCGCCGTTTCTAAAATCAACTATGGTTGACCCGCTTGTTGTTCCACCGCTTTGAGCAAGAAGTGCTGGATAAACTGATCCAGCTTGAATTTCTAATGCTGCATTACTAGAAGGGGCAGCAGTACCAATACCAACGTTGCTGCTCGGAATTATGAAGTTTGCCAAAAATGCCGCAGTTATTACAGTGTTAACTCCGTTGTTTAAAACCATTTGAGAAAATGGGCCTGAGTTATCAAACATATTTGTGCCAATGTAAGTGTTATTGGCATTAGAAGTAATGTTAATTAATTGTTGAACCCCTGAACTGCGGAAGAATCGATTGTCAGTAATGCTTGTTCTATTGGCGTAGTTGACACGAATTGCGTATGCAACAACACCATTAATGATAGAAAATGAATTGCGGGAAATAACAAAATCATTGACTTCGTTGCTGGAACTGCCATCAATATCAATAAGCGCACCATTTGAACCAATAAAACTCCCAAACGTTTCAAACTCGTTATCCGAGATGACGCTAAAGTTTGCTGGTGAGCCTATGTGAATGCCGTTTTTATTGGTGATGTTATTGCCCACCAACATCAACATCAAAGCGCCTGGCGTAAAAGTAATATCAAGGCCGTAATTATCACCAGAAATTTGGTTGCCTGTAATCCAAATCGTATCACCAGCGTCTGGAATTGAGATGCCGTTTTGTACTTGGCAATTTGTGATGTGAAACAACGATGGAGTATTAACACCATTGCAAAAAATAGATATGTTGCCTAGCTTGGCAATCCATACCCTATCAATCATCATTTGAGCAATGTTTGCCGCAGAAGCATCTACACGAATTGCGTGTCTTCCAGGTGTACCAGACACGGGCTTGATGTAGAAGTCTTTAAGAGAATACCAATCTTTAAGTTCAACAGTGGAACTTGTGGGGTACACCCGAATAATATCTGTGTTGCCATCAACTGATGCACCAACCAAAATAATTGAGCCACTACCTCCACCAAAAATTGAAATAGGTAAAGAGCACAAAAGAGTGTCAGTTACTAGGTATGTTCCAACAGGAATAAACAATGATCCACCGACTGGTGTTGCATCAATAGCCGCTTGGATTGCCGCTGTGTCATCAGTTGTGCCATTTCCAGTTGCGCCAAAATCTTTAATGCTCATGTATTGAGCAAGTTTTGCTTCAACATTAGTTGCTACAGCATTGGTAAATGGTGGGTCATAAACTACACCATCTGCATTGACGATATTTCCATATCGTTCAGTTGCAGCTGGTGCGCTATACACCAAACTGCCATTGCGGTTTTGCACTTGGATGCTGTAGTTGGTGTTGACATACAGGCGTGCAGGTGTTCCGCTATTGGATGGGTATCCAGCCAATGTCCGAATTGGTTGCGTGGCCGGAATGGTCAGTGCTGCATCCCAATACACATTGATCGGATTTGTCTGTGGATTGAGGTTGGTTGTTCCAATCCAGATGTAACCATTTTCGAGTGGTTGTCCATCGATATCGGTAAAGATCGGGAAGGTTGGCTGAATGCTAAGTGCGGTCATTTATTGATTCTCCTGGTCAAATTGGCGTTCGGCTTGGGTTGCTGTCTGCAACCATTGAATCCTCGCATCCAATGCTTTTGGCAGTTTAGCTGCGTCTGCGAATTTCTGGAAGGATTGTGACATGGCTGTGCGACGAATACTAGCCTCACTTGGCGTTCCTCTTGTCGCGGCTTCAATGGCAAGTTTCTGGAATCCCTCGTCAGCAAACAGTTTTCCTGCTGCTTTGAGTGAATCCTTGTTGCCTTGGGTCATGGCTCCAGTGAGCACTGATGTGGCTGCGGCTGCTATTGGACCACCAACAGCGGCTGCACCAGTCAATGCGCCCTTGGCCAGCGTGCTTTCCATGACCTTACCGATCAGGCTTTCGGCCTGCATGCCTTGCAGCAATGCTTGGTTTGCTTTGCCGGTGGTCAGGACATTGGCTCTGGCCTCGGTGACGCGCTTGGAGACCTCATACAAGTCGCGCAGTACATCTGCCGAGTCTTTGCCCAATGTGTCAACGATGGTTTTGTAGACTGGTGGGTTGGCTCGCAGCTTTGGGTAGATGTCGGCAAACTCAGAGAATCCAAAGTTGCCCTTTTCAGCGCCTCTGGTCGAGCGTGTGACGGATGCCAGTGCGGTGGCAATCGTCTCTTTGCGAAGGTCTTCTGGGACGGTTTTGAGCAGTCGATTGAACTCGCCTGCATCGCCCTTGGCAGCGCCTGTGATGGCGGTGCGCATCTTGTTGGCCACGCTGCCTTCGATGTCTTGGCCAAACGCATTCACAATGCGATTGCCCAATGCACGCTCTTTTGCGTACAACAGATTGGCCGCACGCAGTTGCTGGCGCAGTTCCTCACCACCAATGTTTCCAACGTTTGTCAACTGGTCGTCAGCAAGTGCCGCATATAGGCGCTTGAGGTCTGCTTCGGCCATGCTGCCGTATGGAGACTCCATCTTGTTGATGGCGTTTCCAATCAGAGTTTTCTCGCGCTTGAGTCGGCCATACGTGATGTTGCCTTCCTCGATCATCTTGGCCAGATTTCGCTCGGCTGCTGACATGCCTTTCTCGCCCACCTCAGCCTTGATAGTGTCAAGGGTTGCTTTGAGCTTTGGCAGTTCCACCACCGTTGTCTTTGGCACTTTTTCATCGACTGCGCTGTAGACCTTGCTCGCCTGTGAGTTGAGGTCTGAACGAGTCGCGGTCAGCGAGTCCTTGATCTTTTGCGATACCACGCCAGGTGCGACTGCGCCTTCGACGAATGTGGCATCGAATTGCTTGATCACATCGTCGGCCTTGTCCACAGCCTGCGTGACGGTGTTGCGCCATGTGGCCTCAGCTTCGCTGCCTGCGGCTGATCTAGTCAGGCCTGCGGCTGCGCGAACTTGTGGGTTGTCGCTGAACACATCAGCAGGCAGTTGGATTCCAAGCCGATCGGCTGCTTCTTTGGCTGCCACATTGACTTGTGCAAGATCGGCCAGACGGTCGCGTGCGCCAGCCGAGCCGAAGCCTGTGCCAGATGCCCTCTTGACCAGATTGCCAACTTCTTCCTCAGTCACTTCTGTCACTAATGGAGCCACTGCTGGTGCAGCTGGCGCGACTGGGACTTCTGGGATGGTTGGTGCTACCTCTGGCATTGCTGCGGCAACTGGTGCTGCTGGAGGTGCTTCTGGGGCCATTGCTGTACCCATTGGAGCTCCTGCTGGTACAGCTGCTGGCGCAGGTGCTGGCGCTTTGCCTGTGACGCGCTGTACGCCTTTTTTGACCGCTTGGACGACCGGAGGTGCCACACGTTGCAAAATCTGACCTGCTGGGCCTGTAACTGCGGCTGTGACCACCTCGCCTTTGTTGAATTCACCACCAGTGCCAGCTTGGGTCGCTTCGATGGCCGCTTGGGTTGCGCCACCAGCCACGATTGCACCAGGGATGGTTGCGGCTCGGCCTGCTGGCGTAAATGCTGCAATTCCACCGACTGCGCGTGGAATGTCACCCATCGTGAAGCCTGGAGGAATAGCATATTCCTTTTGGTCGACCGAAGAGCGCAGTAAGTAGTTACCCTTAGCATCTTGACGAATCTGAACACCAGGGAAGTTGGCTTGCAGAATCTGCACCGTTTCCTTGGGGTTGCTCAGGAGTGTGCCAAGAGCTGTTTTAAAAGATGCCACGCTCATTTGATTGAGTTCAGGCATGCTTGTCCACTCGGGAAGCGCTTGTGTCTCAGGCGTTGCGCGAGCGCGGCCAGTGACTGACTCGACTAAACTCTCAATGAAACCCATTGGTTTTGGCTGTGATGCCGCCCATTGCTCAGGTGACATTGGAGTCGCAGCAGGTGCCGCAGCAGGTGCTGTGGCCGTAGGTGCTGGAGCAGGAGCTGCTGGTGCAGCCTGCTTAGTTTGTGATGCCAACCATTCTTCTGGACTCATTGTGCCCCCACAGATTGCTTATATGCGCTCCACTGAGCATCAGTGAAGTTTGCAGGACGAGTGTAAGTCTGGCCACCGACCGTTACGCTGTTTGCTGTTGGTGCTGCTGGCGCTGCCGCTGTTTCAGGTCCGAACACATTTTCAGCATTGAGGCGATAGTTCTTGACCACCACACCAAGAGCTTTCTTGTCTTCTTCTGCTTTTTTCTGTGCTGACTTGTAATATTCTCTGGCCAGATTGACAAATTCTTCACGCTGTTTAGGCTGCAAGAATTGACCGCTTTCTGCTTTCTTCAGGCTGTTTTCAAGCCTTGTGTACAAACCAGCTGTGTCGCGTGCTGTGGCAAATTCTGTCTCGCGCACCACTGAGCCTGGATCGAGCATTTTCATGAATCCAGTGATCAGTGCAATGTCGCCTGGGCCAGTTTTTGCACCTGCTGAAGATTGGATGTTGTTGAATGTGGTTCCAAGTTCGCCATACACCTTGGTGCGGCCTTGGTATTCCTTGCGCAGTTTGTCTTCCTGCTCAAATGTTTTGGCTGGGTCCATGCCACCAGTTGCCTTGAGCGCTTCCAGTTCAAGTGCGGCTTTTTGACTTTCCACACCAAGTTTCTTGGTCTGAGCCAATGCCGAGCCAGTTTGTGCTTGTGTAAGCCCAAGGTCAGCAGCCTTTTTCTTGATGTCTGCCAGTGTGATCTGTTCTGCATACTTGGCATCGACTTGCGCTTTTTGTGCGTCTGCCGTTGCTTTGGCTGCATCAGCCGCTGCTTTTTCTGCTGCATTGGTAGCAGTGGCCTGAGCTGTAATGGCATCTGCCACGGCTTTGTCAGCTTTTGCTCTGGCTTCAAGCAATGCGGCTGGTGCTTTGGCTTCTTCTCTGGTCGTAGAAAGTGTCTTGTCGACATTCTCAAGCAGTTCTTTTCCACCAGGCAATGCGGCCATCATCAATCCAATGGTCGCTTGCGAGCCAGTTGGATTCATGTCGATCAGTTGCAAATAGGTTTCTGTGGCTTTTGCTTCTTGCTCACGGCCTGAATTGCGAAATGCGTCTGCCTGCTCTTTGAGCAAGTTCTTTGCAATATCAGGTTGGCCAGATTTCAATGCCGCATAAACTTGGCCAGACTGTTGCAGGCGGTTTTGCTGTTGAGAAGTTGACATCAACTCAAATGACTTGCGCACGCCTTCTGCCTGATCTTTTGGAAGCATGGCAGAGACGCGAGCAAAGTCTGTGGCTGTTGCTTTTGGATTTTCAAACAAAGTTTTTAGTTCTGCTTGTGCTGTTCTTGCTTGCTCAAGTGCTTGTGATTTTGCTTGTGCTTCTGCACCCGCAGCACCAATTTTGAAGCCACTAAGTACAGCCTCGAATGGGCTTTGCACATCGACTGCGTAGTTGATTGGTGCTTGGAATGGGTTAATGGTTGCCATGTTCTAATCCTTAAAACCCAAGTCCTGTTGTTTTTCCTGCGCCCATTTGCATACCAAGGAACTGAGCTGGCAGATTAAAGAGCTGGCCATAGGCCTTGGCTTGGCCAAGTTCTCCACCAGCTAGGGCTGCACCTTGCTGAGACAGCAAGTTGGCCACGTTGGTGCCTGTTTGCAATCCTGCCGATCCAGTGCCAGCTGCTGAGGACTGACCGATCTGGGCTAAGTTTTGCTGTGTGACACGACCAATGTCGGCTATGCCACCTAATCGACCATACTGTCTTTCAATTTCTTGTTGAAGCATTTGTGGTCTGAATTGACCAAGTGCGGCTTGGATGTTGCCACCACGCAGGCCACCAGTAGCCGATGCACGCTGGAGCAATGCTTCTTCACCAGCTTGGACTTGAGCTTGGTAGCCAGCACCACCTTCAATGCCAGCAATGGCCGCACGTTGAGCCTCTGGGCCTTTTAATCCAAGTAAAGCCTGTTGTTGTTCAAATGCTGGTTCTCCTGCCTGTGCATAGGGTTGCAGTCCTGCAAGTGCAGGAACACCAACTTCGGTGTAAGGTTTAAGCAATTCACGCATGGCATCGAATTGCCTGCGCTGTTCTTCAATGCCTTTTTGAGCTGCCTCGCCTTGAATGCCTGCGGCTTCGCCAGCTGCGCTGGCCTGCATTGAACTTCCGATGAGTTGGCTTCCACCAACGACTAGGGCTGTTATTGGATCAGGCATTGCCGAACTCCTTCATGTAGTCTTCAAATTTCTCGCCATACAACTCCATGACCAAGTGAGCATTCTTTGTGGCAAATCCTGGGCCATGCGTAAGCGATACGGCCATCAGGATTAGGTCATAGTAGCCTGCACGCCAGACAAATGATCTGGCATCAGCCTCGCCTGCACGCTCTGCTTGGTCAGAGGCTTGCCACTTTAAGATCATGGCCGCGAGTAGTGGCACGAGATGGTGGCTGTTGGAAATAAAAAATTGGTTTTGGTGCATGCCCACCAGTGTGTTCCAGATGGCTGCATTCAGGTCTTTGCGCTCTACCGTGTCGCCATCGGCAACATCGTCAAACACCTGAATGGCATCGTAGACCATGACGAGCCATTCCACGACTGGCGTAGGCAACATAAGAACTCTTTGCAGGTTCTCCTTGAGCCATTCGATACCAATCATGTGCAACTCCTGTTCAGGGTGAGCTGCTGGTGGCCCGATAGACTCAGCGCCTTTATTTTCCCACATTTTGGCATTTGGTCAATCTTCCATTTCAAATTCACGTTCTTCCCATGCCTGGCAGACGCGAAGATCATGGCAGATGAACTCGAATTTGGTGCAGTAGCCACGGAAACCGGCATCGGTGTCCCACTCATTGCGGGGAATGCGCTCCATCTTGGCCTGCGTCATGGTGCTGTTGTCGTAGTACTCGCAGTTCGAGCAGCGACGACGACGAGCTTCTTTTTCGTCCACTTGCATGGCCTTGCCCACAGCGATCCAGTAGGTTTTGTTGGCCGTTGGCTCGTTGCTTGGATTCTCAGGGCCAAGCATCCAGTCGTCGATGGCCACCTGAGTGTTCTTCTTGTTTTCTGCTGTGGTGATGAATTCTTCCTCCATCGGCAGGCCCATAAAGCCCTTGGGCATCATCATGAATTTGTCCATGCTGTTCTCCTTGATTAAGTGATTTCGCGGCCAGATGCGCGGATGGTCAGCGATGTGGCTGCGCTGGCAATGGTTGAAATGAAGCTACCAGACTCAAGCGCTTGTCCAACCAGCTCTGGGCAGGTATAGGTCTCATCGGGTGCAATGGCGCGAGTGTCCATGATCAAGTTGGACGCGCCAGCGCTTCCACCACTTGTCACCAAGTTGACGCTTATCGTCACATTGCCTGCGCTGGTGTTGGTGATCGTGAACTTGTCAATGATTGCCTTGCAGTTCACTGCTGTGTACTGCGTGGTCTGGGCGTTTTCAGCCTGCTTTGGTGGGATTAGCACCTTGATTGATACGGTCATAATTTCTCCTTATTCCAATTGCAATGCATTATTTGAATCGTATTGCGTCATTATCCAATTTGTTCCATCAGAAACCAAGGTGCAATTTGCTCCTGCTACGGCCTCAAGGATTGAAGTGCTTGCAGAACCACCAATCAAAGGAATCACATTACTAGATGCTGATACCAATGTCTGTGCTTGGTAGTTCTGAAAATGCAATACCCTACCAGAATAAGAAGCCGCAGCAGGCAGCGTTGCCGTACAGGATGATCCTGACTTGTTGTTGATAATCCACAAGTCTGTCGCTGCCACACTAAAGTTGGCCGTGTATGTGACTGGCGCAGACGCTGTTTGATATGGCAATGCAGGAATATCAGCCACCACTAAAGACCTGAATGCAGGAGGTGCTGCCGCACCAGTCGTAGGGCCAGCAAATATCCAATTGGCCGCTGCTGTGGTAACTCCAATGCCTCCAGAAGCAACAGGCAGAGGTGCATCAAGGCCAGAGATCAATCCACCTATGATGTTCACATTGTCTGCATTTTGCGATGCAATCGTGCCAAGTTCTTGTCTTGGTGTTAATGCCAGCAATTCAAGAGCCTGTGCCAGTCCTGGTATAGCATCCAATGCCTGCTGCACTTTGGCATTGAGCACAGCATCCTCGACTGCGGTATCTTGGGTTAGCGCACTGATCTGGGCCAGCGCATTATTGGCATTGGCCGCTGCCGTGTCTGCTTGGTACTCAAAGTCTGTGCCGACAATCACTTGCAATTCATCGACCGTAGAAAACAGCAGCTCAAACTGTCTGATCTGTTGTTGATCAGTCAAGAATGCCGCAAGTTGATCTCGCGTTAAATTGAGCCTGCGGGAAATTGGTGCGGTTGCCATCAGAATGCCAATGCCTCAATCTGGGCTTCAAGACGGATGAATGACACGTGGGCATTGCTGTCTCCACGGAAACGCTGAATACGCCAGTTGCGCATGTGGCCCTGCTGAAACCATGCCAAGCGTTTGGCCGTGTTTCCTGTGGTGCCCACGCTAATGCTGCGGTCTTGGCTCCATGATTTGCCATCCACGCTGTAGCTGGTGCTGATCTGTGGGTTTGTGCCAATGGCCACGCTACCAGTCAGACTGACCAGCTCCATCTCGTTGAAGATTGCGCCATTGCTCTCGTTATAAACGATCAGTGTTCCAAATTCCCATCGCACTTGCTGGCCCCAATGATGGCCAGTGTTTTGCACAAAATACCCAATGGAATTGGACTGTGGATCACCCACAAGCCATTTGTCGTAGCACCAGACCATATTGCGTGCGCGATATTGCGCAAAGCCAACAATGGTGCTGGTCAGCGTAAACCAGACTTGTTCGCCAAGCGCTTCGGATGCTGATGCATCATAGACAACTGTGCGATCTGGCAGGTGCACGTATAGGTGCTGGTGGTTCTTGTCGTTTCGTGCTTCGAGCTTGACCGTGGCCAGTTGCTCCTCGCTGTATTCCAAAAGAAGATTGTCGATCTCTTGCGTGCTGATCTTTTGGGTGGTTGCTGCTGCGCCCACATAGATGCCTGGCGCTTCATTGCGTCCACCGCCCAAAAATGCAATGCGCTCAATGTAGACGCAGCATGCAAATGTGCCAACTACACCCTTTTGGATTTGAGCGCCATCAATGCGTGCAAATGGGAAAAGTTCACCACCCACATTGTCGAATACCTCAATGGTGTTGCGATTCAATGCATAGATTTCATTTCGCAGTTTCAGTAGCGCCACAATTGGGTCTGGGTCTGCTTCTGCGCTGCCGTACTTTAGCGGATTTACTACCAGCGGATTGGACAGTTCGGTGACGACCAAAAATTCACCATCGGTGGTCATGAAGTATCCATCAACCCAAACTACGTCAAGCACCAGACCAAGGTCTGGGTCGGTGTTTTGTGTCAATGTGTTAGTGGCTGGATTCCAAAAATACAGTCTGCCACCAGATGCAATGGCAAGCAGATCAAAGCTGTAATCAAACGTGACTAGCGTGTTAATTGGTCCACCAACACTGCCTAAGATTGTCACGACTCCATTGCTACCCACTGTCACCAGTTGCGTTCCCATGACTCGGTAGCAGACACCATTCCAGTTGATGCCGCCTCGATCTGTGCCTGGTCCTGTGCCATTGGCCACAATGCCATCGCCTGGTCGCAGAAATCCATTGCTGATGCCAGACTTCTTTGGCACAGGCATCATGTTGACCGGATAGCTGGTGCGCAACTCTGGCGTGTTGTCAGCGTAGATGCCGTTGAGAATTGGTATTTGCATTCAGGTCACCGCTTCATTCTGTTTTTGCCAGTAGCCACGGGGCAGTCTGTTTGATGTTTGTTCAGCAATTGTCGCCCATCGCACGTTACCTGGCTCATAATGTCCGAGTGGATCAATTCGGTCAAGCGTTGTATCCTCTGGCCGAATTCCAATGCAATCGATCATGTGTTGGAATGAGTCAAACTTAAACTCAATCTTGGCATAGCACGCATGGTGTTTTTCGCCCATCTTGCAGCGCTGCTTGGCCTTGTAGTAACTAGTTCGTGTCCTTGCAAGCGCTGGATCGTTTTTCACTCCAGTACCTTTGCGTGGGTGATCGCGGCCATCAAACCGCATCCGGTTATGGCATGGTTTGCAAATCGGGGGTTTACCCTGACTTAGCACTCTTGCGATGACATCTGACCGAACCATCCGTTTTTCTCCGCAGTTTGGACACTGCACTTCATGTTTCACATTTCCATTTGGCATACATTGCTCCTTTGGTGCATTGTATTACCATTTGGGATTATTTACCACTTCACGCGATTACTCCAATACGCTGCGCTCATTTTGCCCTTGGCAATGTTTTCAGCGTGTCTGGCCTTGAATGATTCTCGACGAGCCTCGGATGCCTTTGATTCGCCTTCCTTCTTTGGAGACCCAGACACGCCTTGCTGACCAAAGCGAATTGTCTTCACTTGGTCACCAGCCTTGGCCACGACAACGTGGCTTTTGGTTGGGTGCGATGGCGTGCGTTTTGGCTTGTTGTAGCCTTCCACGCCAGCGCGAGCAAGTCTTGAGTCCTTGGTGGCCATTAGATGCCGCCTTCTCCTGTGGCCACGTTCAATGTGGTGCCAGATGCGGAGATGTGCGACAGAGCAGTGTCTTCTGTTGACTTGCGAATGATGATTTCGCTGTTGGCACGAACAGGAATGTCTGCTGTGGTTGCAGCGCCATCACCAATTCGCACGTAGCAGATGTTCGCGCCACTGTTGACCAACCGGACAGCTTTGTCCTGCTGGTTGATGGTGATTGCAGCAGATGATGCTGCTGGTGTGACAACTTGGTTTGAGCCAAGGCGTGGGCTAAATTGATTTACGACTGACATTGTTTTCTCCTAAAAATTAAGCAATGCGATACCACGAGTTTGTGGCTTGATAGAAGCGCATGCGGAAGAAGTCCTGCGCTGCCAGTGTGCTTGGTGCTCCATAGCCATTGGCTGCGCCATTGAGCGCCAGCGTGAAGGCTGTGATCTGCTGGGTGGTGGTGATCAACACCTCAGTGCCATCAGGTGTTCCGGTGTTCAATGGCAAAGTGACCGTTCCGCTGGCCAGTGTGCCAGCAGGCTGGATGACCATCCATTGCTGTTCGCTGACTGGTGTTGGCACTGAAATGTTGAAGCCAGTGCCTGGTGTGTACAAGTTGGTGGCCACAGTAGGTGAAGCAAAAACCTGTTGGAAGTATTGCAACAATTGCGTGATCGAAACCTTCCGAGCGTCACCATTGTTGGAGACATAAACCGGCAGCAGATCACCGCCAGAGACTTGGCTGATGCCTGATAGTTGATTGATGGTTGGCATGATTGTGATTCCTCAGTTGAATTCGAGTGGGCCATCTTGACCGGCCAAGACAGGATCGACTGGCGGACGGATGAAAGGATTGTCGTATACGCGCCAAGGCTTGTTGCCTGCGCCTGCTGGCATGGTGCTGGGGAGTTGTTGCTCCATTGGCATAGCTGCGCGTGACAGGAGCGTGTTGTACGACTCTTTGGCTGTCATCTTGGTGTCAGGCATGACCTGCTTGCCGTAGCTTGGTGCCAGCTTGATCGCCAAGTTGGTGTAGATAGCCTCGTTTGAGCTGTCAGGCACGTTGGTCTGCTCGTCCAGATCGCTGTCTTGGGGGCTTGATGGCAATGGATAGCCCAAGCGAATGCCGAGCGCGTTCCATGCTGCAATCATGGTGTCGAGCCTGCGCAGGGCAGACTGCAACTGTTCTGGTGTCAGATCAAAGACGTAGGAGGCTAGGCCAATTTCCTCGAAGGCCTGTGCGACGAATTGGCGTTTTGTCCATCCCATGTCATTCTCCTGTGTTCTCAGACAATCTGTCTTGGATCAATTGTCCCAGTTTTTTGTCTTTTGTGCGACCATCAAAGCGAATTCCTAATTCGGTGGCCTTTGCTTCAAGTTCTTCGCGGGTTGGCAAGGCATCGTCTTCTGGCACGATGGCCTGAGCTTCTGCTGCCTTGGCTGCTGCCTCGGCCTGCTCGCGTATCAATCGATGATTGATACCGTCGATTGGCTTGGAAGGCTTGCGTACCTTGACAGGCTTTTTGTTCTTTGCATACCTTGGCATGAGAATGATGTCCTGCATCACTTGGCCTTTCTTTTCATGGGCTTGGCTGTTTTTGCTGCGGCTTTAAATGCTGCGGCAGTAGGTGCGCCCTTTGTGCCAGGCTTGCGCATGCGCTCAGGTGTTTTGCCTGCGGCCTTCTGGTCTGCAATACGCTCACGCTTGGCGTGAATGTTGGCATACAAGCCGGTCTTCATTTCATGGCCTTTTTAGGCGCTTTGCTGGGCTTGCCTGCGGCCTTGGCTGCTTTAGTAGCCACGTTCAATGCGATGGCCACGGCCTGCTTCATTGGCTTGCCGGACTTCTTTTCCATCTTGATGTTCTTGCCGATGGACTTGCTCGAATAACCTTTTGTCAATGGCATGGTGTGCTCCTATTGAGAAAGGGGGGCCGAAGCCCCCCAGTCTGTTTTGCTGGATTACTGGTTGAACAACAAGATGCCGGACATCTCGGGGTTCTTGTTAACCACACCGAACAGCGTGTCCATACGATACTTGATCGTCATGCTGTTGATGTCGTACCACTTTTGCAAGACCAACTCGATGCCTTGGTCTGTGCTTGCACGCATCACTGCGACACCAGCGTCAGAGGGCACTGCGTAACGGCCAGGCAAGATTTCCAAGGAATCACGCTGCCAGAACACGTTCACAGAAGCTGCGTTGGCGTTCAAGAAGGTGATGGCAGAAGTGTTGGAAGCTGGATCGACTTCCACGTTCTTGTATTGCTTTTGAGCATCAGTAGCACCAGATTGAGCGCCAATGATTGGAGGTGTGATGGTCATGGTAGTACCAGAATCAACAGACACAACACGGAAAGTCTTCAACTGACCAGTGCTTTGCTTGGTGATGTGGTGCACAGCGTACACGCCTGCGATCTTGAATGCATCGCCAGCAACCACACCAGTGGTCGATGAAACGGTGACGGTCTGGAAGCGGTTGTCCACGTTGATCTGGCCGCCCACAGCTGTGGAAGTGGCTTGAGGAGCGTAGTTCGCTTGTGTGCCTGCACCGCTTGTGTCGATGGTGATCGAACCACCACCACCAGCTGCTGCCAAACGGTTTGCGTAGTCCATCTTGTAGGTGTCGAAACCTGCGACCATGCCAACGTAGTTGCGCTCGTATGCCTTGTCAGACTTGGCATTGCCGAACGAACGGCTGGCTTGTGACAAGTTACCGGCCAGACCGTTGTAGTCACGGCTAGACAAAGCCATGAAACGATCGTAGTCAGGCACGCCTTGCTCGTTCATGATGGTGTCGCACAAGGAGACATCATCATAATCACCAGCAGCGCCACCGATAGGCACAACCAAAGAGCCGAGGTTAGCGGCAGAACTCATGATGGCCACGTTGATGTCAGAGGCCAGCTTTTGCTTGGCGCTCTCACCCAGACGGCCTTCTTGCAATGCATCGCGCAACTCAAGAGCAGTCATTTCCCAAGGCACAGTCTGGCTGTAACCCAAAGTAGCGGGAACGGCCAACTGAGTCATGCCTTGGTATTGGCCAGCGATGCTGGTGCCAGGCGTGCTGTTGATGGACTGAGCAATGTAAGGTTGGGGACGCCAGATGGTGTTGTTGGCGCGTTCCATCATTGTCTGATCTGTGTTGTAGATGTTGACATGACGTGACAAAACCAATGCGTCTTGGAAGCCTTCGAGGAGGTCTTCAAACGCGACGCGTTCTTCTTTTGAGAAACTGTTAGACATAATATTTCCTTAAAAAATCATTTTGATGAAGCTGCTCGCTTCTGCGCCTTGTACTGCACGACTTTCGTCATGTTGCCAGTACGAGCCGCTTCTTCTCGCAGCCGTTCGAGGGTTGAGTCCACCGCCCCAGATACTCGGCCAGTTCCTGACACGATTCTCTCGGGTGGCGGGGCTGCCTTACGGTTTGTAACTTTCAATTCTTTCTCCAGTTTTGCTACCGCAAAGGCAAACTTTACAGGGTCTTTAATGTCGGACAGCTCTTTTGCCTTCTTTGGGTTCTTTCCGAGCGCGTAGATGACGAGCGCAGGATTATCTGCACCTTGGAGCACCACGCCTTGCTGGGTGATGTTGAACAACTCTTGGGCCACGGCCTCAGCGTCTTCAAAATCTTTGACTCTCAGCTCGGCTTTCGCCTTGCCATAGCCATCCAGTTTGGCTTGCCATGCTTTTTGCTGATTCATAACTTCAGCTTCTTGCGCGGCTGCGGCTTCATCGGCTTTTCGCTTGCGCTCAAACCAATCGGCCAGTGCTGCCTCGAATTTGTCAGCGTCATAGTCGTGTTCTTCAAGACTTGGCTTCTTGCCCAGCACGACCGGCTTGGTCTCAGTCTGTGCGGTGCTTTGCAGCTTGCCTTGCAGTTCACGGTTTTGCCGTTGCAATTCTCTGTTCGTCTTACGCAGCTCGCGTACCCATTCAGGCGCGTGAGTCTGTTCTTCGGGAGGTGGCGCTTCCTCACCAATGGATACGATCACCTCGTCGCTGTCGCCTTCGTTGCTTTCGGTGTCTTGGTCTTCGCCCTGGTCACCAATGGATTTGTGCTCATCGGTGGTTTGCTCAGTGTCTTGACCTTCGTCCTCAACAACGATGGTGTCATCGTCTTGGTTTTCTTCTCCTGATACTGCCTTTGTGTTCATCTTCTGACCCCATCAAACTCACCCATTAGAACGGCTGGGTGGATGCCGTTTATCACATTCTCGCTCTTTTTCATTCACCTTACAACTGGTTGAACGATCTGGCCTTGCAAAATTTGTTGCACTGCCTCTGCATTTGTGAGCGCCATGTTCTGTGCGGTCTCGTCGACCTTGCCCAAAGTCTCCAGCGTTTGAGCGCGTTTGAGTTCTGCGCTGGCCACGGTTTCGACGGTGTCGGCTCTGGCTTTGGCTGCTTTGGCAGTTTCATTCTCAGCTGCGGCTTGCAGGTACATGGCATTCGGGTCTTGCGGCTGACCTTGCATTTCGGCCATGAGTTCTTCGGCTTCCATGTCGGTTGGCTTGACCACGCCCATGCGCAGGAGCTTTTTGCGGAAGTATGCATTGGCATCGCCCACGCCTTCGCCTTCCATGTTCATCATGGCCATTGCGGTCAGCACCTGAGCTGTCTCTGGGTCTTGGGTGATCTGGAGCATGCCGGTCAGGGCGCGAACGGTTGCCTGTCGCTTGCTGCTGCTTGATGGGCCAACATCAGCGATCACATCAAAGGTGGCACTGGTCAGATCGTTTTCCATGACCACTGCACCAGTTTCCTGATCGATGGATGGCTTCATCAGCTCGACCATGCCAGCCTCGCCAGTTGCCGCGATGGTCTTCATCTTGCGCTTGTCTTCGGTGTAGATGTCGCGTGCCATTGAGAGCCAGATTTCACCGCAGCGCTTCATGCCCTTGGCAAAGTTGCTCATGTAGATGAAGGCTTGGCCATCGACTCGGGCCTGAATCATCTCCACGGCCTTGCCTGAGATGTTGCTGACCATCTTGTCTGCGCCAGCTGGATTGCCCAGAATGTCTTGCATGTCGGTTTCGGTGATCTGCAAGAGCGCGGCCATTGCCGGTGGGATCGCTGCACTGCGGGTGTAGGCCACTGGGCCGCTGACCGCTTGGTTGCCATTCTGGTCTGTGATCGGGTTGATCAGCAGGTACGGATAGTCCTTGAGGTTGTCCTCGGCCCACATGACTTGGTGGCCAGCGACCTGCTCAGGCGTGAGGATTGGCTTCTCGACTGAGGACAAGGCGCTGATCTCGCCCAGCTTGGACAGCTGCATGTTCTTCAGGCGCTGGGCATCCTTAGCCAGACGCACATGGCCCATGCATCGCTCGACATTGTCGACAAACCAGCGCTTGCCGTAGACGACCACGATTGGGATGCACTTGCCTGCAATGTAGCCTGCGTCTTCGAGCACCTTGCCGCCTGACATGATGTACTTGTGCACGCGCTTGGTCTTGATCTTGCGCTGGCGCACTTCGACTGTGCCGATGGCTGCCAGTGTTTCCTCAAGCATTTCATCATTGTCGAAGTCGGCTTTGGTGTAGCGTTCTTCCTCGCCTGTGATGGTCTGGAAAATGCGGATGGTCTCGGTCTTTTCCTCGACCTTGTAGTACTCGGCCACGTAGACCACATCGGGTGTGCACCAGTCGAATTCGTACTGGTGGATGATCTTTGGCCAGTCGGTCGGGTCATCGCCCCAAGTTTCTTTGTATGCCTGGCGCGTCATCGATGTGACGACAAAGCAGAACTTGGCATCGCTCTTGTCTTGGCGCTTGGCACCAAGGTCAAAGAACACCGAGCTGTCAGCATCAAAGATTGGCTCGATGCGGATGCGCTGGCGGTCGTCCTCTGAGTCTTCCTCGTCTTCGTAAACTGTGCGCAAGCGCCACGCACCAATGCCGCCACCGACCGCTTCCTCGAAGGCGTTATCGTAGGCTTCATCGGCCACGGATGCCTGCTCGTCGGCTCGGTACAGGCCATCGCAGACCTCGGCCAGCTTGTCGTTCTCCATGCCATCTTTGGACACGAAGTCGACGGTGATGCGATTGTTGCGGTATTCGTTGACCACTCGGATCACGGCCAGCATGATCTTGTTGACCTCGAACTTGGGTTTGTTCTCGTACTGATCCCAGAGTGGGCCTTCCCACTGGCTGCCTGCCAGAGAGTAGAAGCGCCTGTCTTGGAGGCATTGCAGGCGTTCATCGCGCAGTGCGCTTTGCACATCATCGAATTGCGCAAGGGCTTCGTCGTGCAGATTTGCAAGGCGTTGGTCGTTTGAGAGTCGGGCCATGTTATATCCTCATTTTGTGTGATTTTCTCACCATTTCTTTACATTTGGCAATGGAGTGAATGTTGCAGGCTTTGTGATTGCTGCACGCCTTACGCCTTCGCAGGCATAACGCAGGGCATCGATCACGTGGTTTTTCTTGTCTTCGAGCACCGGCAAGATTTTGCCGGTCAGTGGGTCTTGCTTGTAACTGTACAGCGTCAGCTCGTCGATTGTGTGGATGCATCGAGGATGCACGACGATGTCGTAGTTCTTCAAAAACTCGATGCCTTCCTCGACCGACTTAGGGCCTTTGACCGCTGTCATGATCTTTGGGAAGCCATTCTTTTTCATGTGGCTGATCGTCTCTGGCCTGGCTGAGTCGGCCACGATTGGCCACTTCTCGGCCTCTGGCACCTGCATGAACAGCTCGGGTGTGTTCACGATCTCGCAGCCGACCATGTAGGCTTCGTAATCGATGTACAGCGTGCGGCCAACGATGTGGCAGCGCACCAGCGTGGTCGGGTCGACCGCGAAGCCCCAGTCTGCACCGAGCCTGTGGATTGCGTCTGGTGGTGCCTCGAAGTCCTCGACGCGCCAGTTCTTGAACACTCGGGTGTTGCTGTTTGTGAGGTAGCTGCCCATCCAGACATGCTGGTATTTGTCTGGGTCGCGCCTCTTGTCGTACTCCATCTCGTCGCGCAGGACAGATGGAAACCAAGGGTTGTCGGTGAAGTTGACCTTGAGGACGGTCGCGTCTTTTGGCGGTGTCGGGCCGCGAAGCAGGAAGTCGACAGGGTCGTTCTGTTGGCGCGGGTTCCACGTAAACCACAGCTCGGACTCTGGCTTGCGGATGGTTGGCCGCAGTAGGTCGAGGCTGGTCTGGCTTAGGCTTTGGGCTTCCTCCACCCATGCGCAGTCGTAACCTTCGAGCGATTTTATGGAGTCAGCTGTGTGGTTTTGCATGCCTTGAAAGATGATCATGCCATCGCCCTTCTTGGACTTGATCACGGCTTCCTGCACCTCGAAGTACGCGCCAGCGTTCATTTGCTCGATCTTCGTCTCCAGCAGGCGCTTGACCGACTGGTTGAGCGACTTCTGGATTTCACGCACGCAGACGCTTCTGCGTTTCTGGTCAATGATGTGGGCCTCGATCATCAGCTCGGCAAACATGTGGGATTTGCCGGAGCCTCGGCCACCCCATGCGCCTTTGTATCGGCTAGCATCCAGAAGTGGAAGCGCCCACTCAGGGGTTGGAAGTTGCAGAACGGTCATGCCTTAACGACCACGCGCTCAATGCGTTGCACCAGGGGATTGGCTGGATCGCCAGACACTTCGATCTTGTCGCCAAACTTCTTTGGGGCCATCTTTGACAACAGCCATTTGCGGGTGTCAACTTGTAGTCTGTGTTTTTGCACTGCCGCCCAGTCTTTCTTGCCATCCACAGCCACGCCAACGTCTTGATCGCTGATCTCCATGATCTCTGTGGCCATGCGTTCGATCAGGTCTTCCCTCGCGCGCGCGTAATTTTCCGCAAGGGTAGCATCATCGTCAACCCAGCGTAAGAAAGTGCTATTTGGAACACCAGCTGCTTGACAGGCTTTGAATGCGCTCAGACCGCTGCGCATCCCTTTCAGCACCATGTCAGCAATCACGGCTCGGTCTTCACTGCCTGGCTTGGTTCGCTTGGCTGGAGCTTTTGCTTTGTGGGTTTTTGTGGTCATGATGCATTGTCCTTCATGTTTTCAATTCGCGCTAGTTTCATGGCATCTTTTAAATCAAGCCTGAGCTGCTCGTTTGCGGCCTGCTCATCTTGAAGTCGGATGTAGACCTCATGTGCAAACTTGGCCAGCGTGTCATGTTGCCATGTTGCAAAGTTTGGGGTTTCTCGTTTGTTGTTCATTTTCGTGATCTGCCTGTGGATAACTTTTTTTGTGAATCAAATGATTGGTGGTATCAAATTTCGCTGCATCGGTCGGTAACAGGTAACCCCATCTAAAGATGGGGGTTACCGAAAGTTACCGAAAACCGCTGTTTTTGCCCAATGTAACAGTTACGTTTTTTTACGTTACAGTTACCAGTTACCGACTTAGTGCTTGTGGATAACTTGTGGATAACTTTGATCATCGTTCTGACTTTCTGATCAACATTGCGCTTGCTTGAGTTTCATCAATCACTGTCCATCCATGTTCGAAGGCCTCAATTATTTCGGCCACCAACATGTCTGCGATTGGTTTTCCTGGCACGCTTGGCTTGATGTATTGCTTGGCTGAAGTCTCGCTGACGTTCATTTTCTGGATCAAATAGTCCATCATGGCCGACCTACTTAGATAGGGTAAACCATTACGTTCTTCAGCTCCTGACGACCACCATGCGTTCTCGAAAGTCTTGCGATGGCTGTCGATCTTGCTGTCTTTCTTGGCCACGATTGGGGCTTGAGCTTGGACGATCACAGCGCTGGTCACTTGTTGGTCGTCTTCATCGCGCCAGCCAGGGATGGCCACTTGTTGCAGCTCAACGTGAATTGTCTCGGCCAGTTCTGCGTCTTTGGACTTGCGCTGCACGATCTGCATGGGAACGCCTTCCTTGCCTGGCACGATGCTGATCTCGATGTCCAGAGCACCTCGCCATGCGCTTGAGCCTCGTGCTCGGTGCTGTGCTTCGTCTGACACGCCTGTGTGGTGCACCAAGATCACCGAGCAGTTGAATTCCATCATGAGCGCGTTGCATGCGTCCAGCATGGTCTTGGCATCTTGGGCACTGTTTTCATCGCCTGATAAGAATCGGTGCAGGGTGTCGACCACAATCACGCTTGGCCGGTCTTTGAGCATTCTGACCTGCTCGACGACTTTGAGGTAGCCGGTCGGTGTGTTCAGGTCGCAGCCATCTTTTGAGAGCCACATGGCCAGCTTGCCTGCTTGGTGGTGGTGCTTCCATGCAGCGACCCTGCCGCGCAGACCGTGGTGGCCTTCACCGGCCAGATAGACCACATTGCCTTGGCGCACTTTGTGGCCTGCCCAGTCCTCGATGCCGCTGGCCATGCGCAGGCACCAGTCGAGCACCACGAATGTCTTGCCTCCACCGCTTGGGCCGTGAACCATCACCAAGGCTTGGGACTGAATCCAGCGCTTGACGAGCCAGCTGATGGGGCTGGGCTGTGCGCAGAAGTCGTCGGCTGGAATTAGCCAGTCGTCTTTGACTGGCATCAGGAGGCCTGCGAGGTCGTGGCCAGCCTGTGCATAATCGTTGGCATCACCGAGTATCGGAGGCATAACCATGCGTGCACCGTACTTGGCGCTGGCCTGTTCTGCGTATCGTTGGCCGACACCAGAGTTGTCGTGGTCTGCGACGATCACGATGTCTTGAGTTGCTCCATACATTTGCCTGAGTGTGCCAGTGACCGGCACCAGATTGCTGGCGCTGTAAGCCACCACGACTGGCCTGTCGGTGGTTTCGTGAATGGTGGCTGCCGTTGCGAAGCCCTCGGCCACGAACAGTGTGCCAGGCTCATCAAGTGAGCCTACCATCCAGAACTTGCCGCCTGTCTGACCGCCTGGGTGGTAGAGCTTGCCGCCTTCGTGGTCGATGTACTGCAAGGTGGCCAGAGTGCCATCGCTGTCGTAGAGTGGCAGCACCAGTCGACCGTCTCCTGTTGCCCTTGCACCATGCACACCAATTGCCTTCTTGGACAGGTATGGGTGATCGGGAAGTGCTGCCTGTGCGCCTGTCCAGATTTTCTCGACCGTGTCGCTGGCCACTTGGTGCTGGCGCTCGAGTGCTGCGTCTCGCAAGGCTTTGGCCTCGGCCAGTCGCTTGGCGTGTGACATTTCCTCGGTCTGTGTGAGTTTGCGTCCTATGTCTGCACGCCATGTCACTTCCATGCCTGCTCGCCAGCAGCCGAACCGACCGGCTGGGATGCCATCACCAAACACCAGATACCAGCCTGGCTTGTCACCGTGGCCAGGCGAGCCTTTGGTGCCTGACCGGAATCTGTGAATCTTGCCATCGAAGTGGATTTCCTCTGGTGGCTCAAGCCCTGCCGCACGCATTGCGTCAATGAGCTGTGTCTCTGGTGGTGCGACGAGCTTTTCTGGTGGTGGTGCCCAAGGGCCACCAAGTACTTTGGAAAGATCAGCCATGCGTCACCGCCTGCCTGTCAAAGTAAGCAAGTAGCCTGCGCACAGTTTCGTACTTCGGCTCTGTCTTGCCTTCTTTTAGGCGGTACAGCGCATTAGGATGGACACCAGCTTCACGAGCAACAACTTGCAGATTTCGGTCTGCGAGCATGGCTCTGAGTTTTTCAAGTTCAGGCATTTTTTTACCCCTTTCAAAATTTATTTGCGTTTGGTGTTGACACTTTACCATATTTTGAGTTAAAGTCTAGCCACACCTCGAACTGATTCCCAGACGGAGGTGCAAAAAAAAGGAGAGCCACATGGCTATCAATTTGAAGTCAACAGGCAGCTTGTCTGCCAATGGAGTGAAGTTGCTGGTGTACGGCCAAGCCGGTGCAGGTAAGACCACTTTGGTCAAGACCTTGCCCAATGTGATCGTGCTGTCAGCTGAGGGTGGTTTGTTGTCCATTCAGGACGCTGATCTGCCCTACATTGAGATCGCCAGCATGGACGATTTGCGCGAGGCATTCACATGGTGCCGAGACAGCAAGGAGGCCGCTGGGTTTCAATCGGTCGCGCTGGACTCGATCAGCGAGGTGGCCGAGGTGGTGCTGTCGCATGAGATGAAGAAGTCCAAGGATGGCCGCGCTGCTTATGGCGAGATGAACAGCACCATGCAGGAGCTGATTCGCGCCTTCCGCGATCTGCCAGGAAAGCATGTCTTCATGTCGGCCAAACTGGAGAAGTCCACCGACGAGATGGGCAAGATGCTCTACAACCCAGGCATGCCAGGCAAGAGCTTGACACAAGGCCTGCCTTACTTCTTTGATGAAGTGCTGGCGCTGCGTGTCGAGCGTGATGCCGAAGGCGTGACTCAGCGTGCTTTGATGTGCGACTCTGATGGCCTTTGGTTGGCCAAGGATCGCTCTGGCAAGCTGGAGGCATGGGAAGCGCCTGATCTGGGTGCAATCATTGCCAAGATCGGGGGCAAAGCATGACCGCCAAGGTATTGCCCAATGACATGAACGAGCTGGCCAGCATGTGGCTGGCTGCCAAGAAGCAGGAAGAAGATGCAACAGCGGATCGACGCGATATTGAAGACCACATCAAGAAGCTGGCAACCATTGCCGAAAACCTTGATGGCACAGAGACCGTCGAGCCTGGTCGTTTCGAGATCAAGATCGTTGGCCGCATCGACCGAAAAGTCGACGGAGACAAAGTGCAAGAGCTTGCCGCTGAGTTCGGTCTGACCGATCACTTGGCCAAGTTGTTTCGCTGGAAGCCTGAGATCAACATGGCGATCTGGAAGGCAGCAGATGAGTCCATCACCAAGCCGCTTGCGGCTGCAATCACGGCCAAGCCTGGCCGCCCATCTTTCAAAATCATCCCCAAGGAGTAAATCATGGCTTTTTTAAACGAAGAATTCAACGTCAACGAACTGCCCCAAGGCAATGGCAACTTTGAGCCTTTGCCTGCTGGCTGGTACACCGCCACCATTTCTCAGTCTGAGCTGAAGGCAACTAAGGCTGGCAATGGCCAGTACATCAAACTGCGATATGACATCACTGGCCCGAGCCATCAAGGTCGTGTGGTGTTTGGAAACTTGAACATTAAGAATCCAAACCCCAAGGCCGAGGAGATTGGTCGCCAGCAGCTGGGTGACATCATGCGTGCCATTGGCTTGGCCAAAGTGACCGACACCGACCAGTTGATCGGTGGTCAGATTGCCATCAAGCTGGAGGTCAAGGAGGACGCTCAGTACGGTGCAAGCAATGAGGTCAAGGGCTTTAAGTCTGTGTCCGGTAGCGTAGCGCCAGCGGCCAATGTGCCGCCATTTGTGAAGCAGGCTGAGGCTGCTCAGGCAACACCTGCCAAGGCCGCACCGCCTTGGGCTAAGAAGTAAAAAAGAAAAAGCCCAGCCCTGATGGTCAGGAGCTGGGCAAAGTTGCAACTACAAAGGAGAAACCCATGAAGATTCCCGAGTCAGAGCATAACATTCAGGCGCTAATTGACAAGCACCATGAGGCTATTGCTGAGGTGCCGCGCCCACATCTTGGAGCCAGTACGCTTGGCCATGTGTGTGATCGGTGGCTGTGGCTGTCGTTTCGCTGGGCTGTGCAGCCGAGCTTCCCTGGTCGAATCCTGCGTCTGTTCAGGCGTGGCCACCAAGAGGAGGCCAACATCATCAGCGACTTGCGTGCCATTGGTATCGATGTGCGCAAGGTGTCGAGCCAGCACCGTGTGGACTTTGGCAGCCATGTGTCTGGCTCGATTGATGCCATCATCGACAAGGGTGTTCCAGAAGCGCCCAAGACCAAGCACATTGCCGAGTTCAAAACCGCATCAAAAAAGGCGTTTGACGATCTGGAGAAGAATGGCGTGGAGAAGTCCAAGCCTGAGCACTTTGTGCAGATGCAGGTCTACATGGCTGGCACTGGCATCGATCGTGCGCTGTACTTGACTGTCTGCAAGGATGATGACCGCATCCACACCGAGCGCGTGAAGTTCGACAAGGATGTAGCAGGTAAGGCAATCGAGCGTGGCCAGCGCATTGCTTTGACTGATCGCATGCCTGAGCCGATCAGCTCGGATGCGAGCTGGTATCAGTGCAAGTTCTGCGATGCGCATGAGTTCTGCCACCAGAGCAAGACCACCAAGCATGTGAACTGCCGAACTTGTGCTTTGGCCACAGCGATGCCTGACTCGACTTGGCACTGCGCCAAGTGGGATGCTGTGATTCCTTTAGATTCTCAGCGCACCGGCTGTGAAGGCCATGTCCTGCACCCTGATCTGGTGCCTTGGCAGCGCAAGGATGGGCCTGACGAGTTCACCGCTGTGTACGAGATCAATGGCGTGAATCTGGCCAATGGCGATCCTGAGCAGGAGGGTGTCTACGGCTCCAAGGAGTTGCTGGCCAATTCAAATGCCTGCGCCAGCGGTGATTCGTTCATTGCTGAAATGCGCAAGGACTTTGGTGGAAGGATTGTGGGATGAACAAACAAGGAGAATTAAATGAGTTGGCTTTATTCGCAGGCGCTGGTGGAGGAATACTTGGCGGGAAACTTCTCGGATGGCGAACAGTCTGTGCCGCCACAGCATGGAGAATTCTGAATGCTCCGTGACTACCAACAGCGCACCATCGACCAGCTATATGCGTGGTTTGAGGCTGGCAGCCACGGCAATCCATGCCTGGTGCTGCCGACCGGCTCAGGCAAGTCGCACATCGTGGCTGCGCTGTGCAAAGATGCTTTGCAGAACTGGCCAGAGACTCGGGTGCTGATGCTCACCCATGTGAAGGAGCTGATCGAGCAGAATGCTGAGAAGATGCGCCAGCATTGGCCTGGTGCACCACTTGGCATCTATAGCGCCAGCATTGGCCGCAAGGACTTGGGTGAGCCGATCACCTTTGCCGGCATCCAGTCTGTGCGCACCAAGGCCGGTGCGCTTGGCCACATTGATCTGGTGATTATCGACGAGTGCCACTTGGTCAACCACAAGGACGAGGGTGGCTATCGCAAGCTGCTTGGCGAGTTGAAGGCCATCAATCCGCACCTGCGTGTGATTGGCCTGACCGCTAGTCCATACAGACTTGGACATGGCCTGATCACTGACAAGCCTGCACTTTTTGACGACATCATTGAGCCGGTCAGCATCGAGGAGCTGGTGTTCAAAGGATATTTGGCCACGCTTCGCTCCAAGATCACCAAGGCCAAGCTGGATGTGACTGGCGTGAAGAAGCGTGGTGGCGAGTTCATCGAGTCCGAGTTGCAGGCCGCTGTGGACACCGACGACAAGAATCAGGCCGTGGTGCATGAGGTCATGGCCTTGGCCGGTGAGCGTAAGGCGTGGCTGTTTTTCTGTGCTGGCGTGAAGCATGCCGAGCACGTGGCCGAAGTCCTGCGCCAGCATGGTGTGACCGCTGAGTGCGTGACTGGCGAGACACCAAAGAAAGAGCGCGAGCGCATGCTGGCAGACTTCAAGGCAGGCCGTGTGCGTGCGCTCACCAATGCCAATGTGCTGACGACCGGATTTGACTATCCAGACATCGATCTGGTGGTGATGCTTCGCCCGACCATGAGCGCCAGTTTGTATGTGCAAATGGCAGGCCGTGGCATGAGGGTCAAGAGCCACATCGATCACTGCCTAGTGCTCGACTTTGCTGGTGTGGTCGAGTCGCATGGCCCGATCACCAATGTGCAGCCACCAAAGAAGGGTGGCGATGGCAATGGAGAGGCACCAGTCAAGGTGTGCGATCACTGCGGTGAGTTGGTGCACATCTCGGTGATGGTTTGCCCTTCATGCGGTGAGCAGTTTCCTGAGCCTGTCAAGAAGTCGATGGTGCTGCGCAACGACGACATCATGGGTCTGGATGGCCAAGAGCTTGAGGTGACGAGCTGGACATGGCGCAAGCACATCAGCAAGGCCTCTGGCATCGAGATGCTGGCCGTGACGTACTACGGAGGCCTGAGCGACACACCGATCACCGAGTACTTGCCAATCATGCACGAGGGGTATGCCGGTCAGCGTGCGATGAGCCAGCTGCTCAGTATTGCCAACAGCGCCAGCATTGTGCCTGGTGGTCTGAATGTGAAGACGCTCGAAGACATGGTGCAGAACATGAACAATGCCACGCCACCAGAGTGGATCGAGTATCGCAAGGATGGAAAGTTTTTTAGGGTAATGAAAAGGAGTTGGGAATGACAGTTGAAGAACAAATGAGCAGGATGCACAAATTGAAAGTTTGTGATGTTTGCAATCGAGAGGCTGATCCGCTTGGCGGTGTTAGCGTGCGCACCAAGTGGCATTGCGCTCGGTGCTGGGTTAAGTTGATGCAGCGGGGTAGTAAGTCATGAGCCGACCACCAGAGCCACAATTCTTGGTTGACTACCGCGAGTGGATCAAGGCTGGCCCACCCAAGTGCTGCCACACCTGCGAGATGTACGGCAATGATGGCCTGTGCACCGAGTTCTTCATGACACCGCCAGCCGAGTTTGCTGCTGAGGTGGATGCCTGCCCTAAGTGGGAGCCAGAATGTCCGTTCTAGACCGCATACCAACCGAGCATGAGGAGCAGCGCGAGCTGGTGCGTTGGTTTCGCCAGACTTGGCCAGGCGTGCGCATCTTTGCCATTCCCAATGGTGGCGCTCGAAGTCCGGCCACCGCTGGCCGCTTGAAGGCCGAGGGTGTGTCTTCTGGCGTGCCTGATCTGTTCATTCCTGCTTGGGGTCTTTGGGTGGAAATGAAGCGCAGCAAGGGTGGCAGCCTGAGTGCCGAGCAGAAAGACTGGATTGCATATCTTGAAAGTGTGAGATTCTGTTGTATAGTGGGAAAAGGTGCTGATGATGCCAAGGGCAAACTTCAGGCCTTTTTCAACCAACACAAGGACAATTTATGAGCACACGCATTTATGTGGTCACCGATGTGGAGACCAACAAGCACCGTCTGATTCGCGCTGGCAACCAGGCACAAGCCATTCGGCATGCTGCCCAGACCCGATTCGACATCGAGGTCGCTGGCCAAGAGGATTTGGTCAGTTTGCTGACCAATGGCGTGCCGATCGAGCTGGCCGGTGTTCCTGCCATTGCTGACATGTTCGAGGATGCGATCACCAATGCTGGAGGGACTGACTGATGGCCACCTCAAAAATCAAAGACCGATACATGACGATCAGGCTTCCTGCCGACATCGAGCGTGAGCTGCGCAAGATGGCCGAGCGCAACACGCGCACGCTGGCCGCGCAGATTTTGCACTGCGTCAAGATGGAGATGGAGCGCCAGCAAGCACAGGAGGTCAAAGCATGAAAAAGCAGATTCACATCAGCATCGAGACGCTGATGCACAAGTGGCCGGTGTTTGGCATTGGCTTTTCTGGTGGCGAGTTCTTTGTCTCGCTGTGGCTGGTGGATGTGCGCATCTGGAGGGGCTATTGATGCAAAAAAAGAAGCGCCAGCAGCGGAGGAAGTACTACACCATCATGGACGAGATGATGGCCAGTCCAACTGAGCCATTGCCTGCTGCGCACCGCACGCACCAGCTCACCATGATGTATGAGGGCTTGAATGCAATGGAGACAGCGCCAACGCCCACCACGGACGACTGGCGTGTGGTTTCCGATGCGGTCAACCTCATGGAGACGCTGGTGCTCGACATGAAGGTCTGCGAGGATTCTGGTGGCTTGCTCATGGATGCCATTACCGCTTTGGCGGTCGCTGGCAAGCGAAACAGGGCCGGTGGCACCATTCGTATGGATGGGGCTGGAATTCAGGCTGTACGCGCCCTTTTGCGCGACTATGCCGACCTTCTGGAAGTGTTGCCTGCTCGGGTGATGATTCGATGCCACCGATTGACCGAAAAACGACTGCATGACCTGCTCGATGGCAAGCGCAGACCGCATGATGTGGAGATCACATCGATCTAGGGTTTGTCCCTAGTTGCATTGATTGTGGGAAATCGTGGTAATATCTTGGCACATCAACCAACCAGCAAGGAGCTGATCGTGAAACATTCAAACTTCCAAACCCCGCGTAATTTTGCAGACTGCACATGGGTGCAAGGTTATGGCAGGCCAGAGCCGCTTTGGGAGCGTGTAGCAGGCTATGTACTGGCCTTTGCCATTGGTGCTGGAATGGCCTGTCTTTTGGTGGCTTGGTGGTCTTCATGACTAAAGACGAAGCATTGAAACTGGCGCTTGAGGCGTTAAAGCAGATTGATGAAGCGATGCCATTCCCTGTTGCTAAGTTGGCTCAAGCCGCCATCAAAGAAGCCTTGGCACAGCAAAAGCATTGCCAATGCCCAGAGTGCCAAGTATTACCTCACGCAAGCGACTGCGCTGTCCACAGTGGGCCAGCTTATCCTGCTGGAGGGTGTGATTGTGGGGCACAGCCAGAGCAAGAGCCTGTGGCGTGGGCAAACCTAGATGCGTTGTCTGAGCAAATTAACTCAGTGAACTGCGGCACGGTTTACAGACTGCCATCCGAAGCGGAAGGTCGAGAGCCTCTCTACACCACCCCACCACAGCGCACATGGGTTGGGCTGACGGATGAGGAGCAAACACAAGTTGCCTGGTCTTGCGGGGCTATGTCTGCTGACTGGCTGGAATTTGCCCGAGCCATCGAAGCCAAGCTGAAGGAGAAGAACTGCATTACCGCAGCCACGTTAGGAGAGAAGAAATGAACACCGACTTCAACGAATGGTTCAACCAGACAGATGGCTATCACATCAGGAGCAAACGCTTCTACGAAAGTTTGGTGTCGTTTTCTAATGAAAGGCTGGCTATCAACATGGTGAAGTGGCTAGAGGCTGCGTTTGAGGCTGGTCAGGCTGCTGAAAACGAGGCTTGTGAACGTGTCACAGGTATTGCATTGCTAGGTTCCGAAAAGGCTCTGGCTGATCGAGTGCGTAAAGCCATCCGAGCAAGAAAGGAAACAACATGAAGACCCAGCACTGCGACCAGTGCAAGCACGCCACCATGCGAGCGCTGCCCAAGCCTGTCCTGATCTGCGCCATGCTGCACAAGCCACGCTTTTACGCGCCGGTGTACTGGCTCAAGGATTCGTGGGGCTGGAAGCGCAAGTGTGAGGACTTTGCAAAGAAAAAGCAGCCATGAGCAACGTGATCGAGCTTCGGCCAAAGTCAGACCCGCACGGCTCTGGCCAGGCTTTCTGCCTTCAGTGTAGCCATGAATGGATGGCCGTCGCTCCTGTTGGCGAGACGCGGTTTGAGTGCCCAGAGTGCCACACACACAAAGGATTGTGGAAGTTTGAGTTTGCGCCCAAGGTGGGCGACATGGTGCGCAAGTGCAGATGCGGAAATCAGCTGTTCTACATCAAGCCTGAAGGCCACATGTGCGCCAACTGCGGCACGGTTCAGGATTACAACTGACCAGCACGCCGCTTGGAGTTTGAATGGGCCTGCCACCGGTCAGGCGTAAGGCCTGGTTCCAGCCTTGTCGATGATCAGCGCTTGCTTGCGTGGGCTGGTGTCTTCGCTGTTGGGAATGCTGATGTGTGTCCATAGGTCAAACTCGCGGATGACCTGGTCGTAACCGATGCCGCTGGCCACGATCTTGCGCACTACCTCGTCTGGGGTCATGCCTGGCACCTTAAAGTCGGCAGCGCAGCCGAGCCGATGCTGACTGGTGTCTTTGCTGCCCACTGCGTCATTGACCAGCTTTGTACGCAGGCCTGAGCTGATCATGATCGGCTTGCCGCCCATCACCACCTTGACCTGCTCCAAAAAGTCGGCCAGGCGCGTGAGGTTGGCCAGCTCCTGATCGTTGGGACTGTTGTCCCAGCCGTTGCGCTCTGCGGTCTCTGAGGCCGTCAGCTCTTCCAGGGTGAAGTTGGGGGTCAGGTTCATTTTGCAGCCTTGGAGAGCAGATCGGTCTTGGCCTGAGAGCCAGCCGAGCTGCCAAAATAGTAGGCAATGATTCCAGTCCAGGCTGTGCCCAAGCTGCCCAGCATCATCAAGATGGCCGGGTTGCTGCTGTCGATCTGGTTGAAGAACATCATCACCATGATGCCGAAAAATCCGATGGTGACTGCGCCAGCCAAGATGGGAGGCATCATCGAGCGAGTGGTGGCCTGCATATCTCTGGCGCTCTTGCGGTCCTCAACTTCCAGCTTCTCAAAGTTCAAGCCCAGCTCCTGCGCCTGTTTTTGTAGCTCAATCTCGGCCAGTTTGACTTGCGCGATCTGCTCGGCTGACAGCTTGTTGTTGGCAATCAGGTCGCCCACCTTGGCCTCGTCCACGCCGATGGCCTTGGAGATGGCTGACACGGCCATCCCTGCCAGTGGCCCACCGAGTGCGGTGGCGATGGTAGGTGCGATCTGTTTGAGCCAGTCCATTATCTTTTCTCCAGCTTGGTTTCGATGATGGCAATCTTTTGGCGGTTGTACTGAATGTCGTCGCGGTTCTTTTGAATCTCAAGCGACAGGTCTTGGCGCAGGCGTTCACGCGCCAGCTCTGCGCCAGTGTTGGTAGCTTGTTTGTTGTCCGATGTAACCACCAAGCTGATTTTGCTGTTGAGGATTGTGACCTCGTGCGACAAGTTGGAAAGCGCAGACATGAGGTAGACCACACAAGTAAAAAGCAGCGGAAGCACTGCAAACGTGAGCTTTTCGATCAACGCGCCTTTGCCACTTTCTTTTGATTCATCTGCCATTTCATGATCCTTTCCAGTGGCTGGCCAAAAAGCCAACCAAGGCCGAAGCGCCCGAGACCACTGTCATGCCAAACCAAAGACCTCCACGACCTTTGTTGGCCAGTGCCATCAGTTCATCAAGTTGACGCTCGACCTTGTCCATTTTCTTGTCCATGTCCTGCACTTTTTGCCAGAGCACGCCATATTTCACAAGGTCGATCTCGTTGCTTTCCGCCATGATTCCAACCCCTATCATGAAACTTGATTGACACGTGGATCATTGGCCAAATACAGGCCACCGTCTGAGCCTGTAATGACATCAGCCTCTGACTCATAAGCACCCTCTGGCATTGGGTTTTTTATGACCAACACCGTTTTGGGTTTGTAGTCGTCCATATTTGTGTCAGGCGTTATCTCTGACATGTTTAATTTTTTCTGAACGATCTGTTCTTGGTGCATGTAATCCCATTCACCAATGTTGATTACTTGACCTTCAGCGTTTTTGATGACTTTCATGGTTTTCATTTGGCTGCCCATCCTGTGTTTCCTGTTCCAGATTGTTTGACGTACAAGGTTGTTCCAACTCCACCGTCTGTTCTAGTCCACATTGACCCGACAGGTGCTGCAATTGAACCTTCTGGAGAACCAGCGCCAGTTCCAAAGAACACTGTTGCTGTTGTCAAGTATCGAGAGCTGGATGCATCACACAAAATGCTTCCAACATTGACGTTGTTCACGGTGAAAAAGTGTGCGTATCCACCAGACGCATTGCGAATGACTGTTGACAATCCGCGATCGTTGCCGCTGATTTCAGTTGGGAAAACAGCAGTTTCAACACCCCAAAAAAGCGATGTGCTTTCTGGTTTGAGGTTTGTCAAACGGACATATTCGCTAGGTTGCCATCCGCTTGGGTATGGGAATCCAGCCGTATATGTCTGTGTTCCGCTGTTCATCACAGAGACAATTGAACCACTGCCACCAACCTCGACAGTTGCGGTTGCCGCGATTGCCACATTACCTGGTGTCCAGCAATAACCAAAGTTGCTGCCAATGTCGACGATGCGAATTGGTGATTGAACAACAATTGGGTTGTTGCACTGGTTGTTCATCAGCGTCATCGTGAAGTCGCGCAACGCAAATGATGGCTGTTCAACTGATGGGATAACCAGCAAGAATGGTGCTGTTGATGAAATCTTGCCATCAGTGCGATCACCCCAGTTTTCAGAAGATGAACCTTCGACCATAACGTCAATTGGCAACTGAGCGCGAATGAAGGAGTTGCGAACTTGACCACCACTAAATACTCGACGGATTTGAAGCAGGTTTGCGCAGATCAAATCAATACCAATACTGTCAACTTGAATTCCACCACTTTCGATGGTAGACATCTGGCCAGCATTGCCGGAGTTGATTCGATAGCCAATTGAGCCAGACATTTGCGACCAGATCGTGAATGTGCTGAACCGAGTGCCATCGTTGGCGTATGGAGTTGCAAGGCCGCCAGTGCCCCATTCGACACCAATCAAGCAGCGACGAATGTTGAATCTGTGGAATTCATTCTGTGAGCCAGATGGCGTGTTGTCGCTGTCAAGCTGGATGCCTTTGACGTTCTTGTTGTCGCCATCAAGATGAAAACCATCAAGACGGAACATGCGGGTGTTGAATACTCTAAAAATTGGGTCTGTCGTGTTTGCACCAGTCCACTTGATCCAAGTTCCATTCAATGGGTCTTGAACACCAAACGTGCCGTCCTCACCATAAATGCCTCTTGCGTCAATGTAAGAGTTCCAGTTGATAGTGTTGGCAACGTTAAATTTGCCAGCTGGGAACCAAATTACACCGCCTTGTAAACCATACGCATAGTCAATGGCCGCTTGGATGTATGTGTCCACATCAGCTGTCGATGTGAAGTTGAAGATGGCAGCGTGAAGGTTGACTGGAATGAAGTCCATTACGTTGATCGTCAAACGCAACTTGTTTTGAACTGTTGTCTCGACAGCTCCTGTTCCACCAGGCGTATATGTGACGATCGAAGAATCGACGCTGCTGATCACAGCATTGCTATAACGCTCTGTTGCGGTCAGTGCGCTGTATACGTTGCTGCCATTTCGGTTTTGCACTCGAATGCTGTAGTCGCTGTTGACGTACAAGCGTGCAGGCGTTCCACTGTTTGATGGGTATCCACCAAGTGTTCGGATGGGTTGGGCCGCTGGAATAGTTAGCGCAGCATCCCAAAACACAGAGATTGGATTTGTCTGTGGATTAAGGTTTGCCGTTCCAATCCAGACATAGCCATTCTCAAGAGGTTGGCCATCGATGTCAGTGAAGATCGGATAGGTGGGTTGAATCGAGAGTGCGGACATTTATTGGTTCTCCTGGTTGAATTGTCGCTCAAGGCTGAACTGATGGCAATGCATTGAGTGCCTCATTAATTTTTGCTTTGGTGCGTCCTTCTTGACGCATTTTAATAATCTGACGTATGCCAGATGCCACTGGCAATGGAAGGCCTGTTAGTGCGCCTGTCGCGCCTGCTTCTGCCATTGCTGCCAGAAGTGTTCCCGCAGTGCCTGAGCTGTTCACCAGTGTGCCTGGTGGCACTGTGGTGACGTAGCGCACGACATCATCAAGGTCGCGCACAATCTGTGCGTTTTTCTTGCCAAGGATGACATCAAGTCGGCCATTGGCATCGAGTGCTTGCACTGACTGGTGCAGCTTTGCTGGGGAGATCAGAGGGCGATCTTGTGAGTCCATGCCCATGCCTTTTGTGGCCTCATCTCTGAGATGGCGAACTGTGGCACCTTGCAACTCTTTGAATGCTTGCTGTCCATCATTTCCGCTGGTCAAAAGGACACGTTTCAAAAACGTGATTTCCTCGGGTGACGAGTTTAGGATGGATTTTCGGAAAACCTGATCGGCTGCGACTTGGGGGTCTTCCATGCCTTTGCGGTTTTTAATGAGGCGAGCAACAATGGCGCGATTTTCAAACTTGCGTGCTTGTTCAAGGCGAATTTGACGGGCCTTTTTGTAAAGATCACCACCAAGGCCTTCTGTCTCAACATCAAAGGCTCGTTTCAGGCTTCCACCGTGAAACTGATCTGCACCTTCAAAGCCAGCACGCTGGAATGTCTGGCGCAGACTTTCTGCCTGACGCAATGTGATGGGCTGGGCCACGAGCCTGCCGTCTGCGTCTGGAACTGCCGCACCGATGGCAATGGCCTTTTGCTGTGCTGCTTTGAGTATCGGGGCCAAGTCTCCTTCTGGGATGTTCTCGTTGATGTAGTCCACCACAGTTTTTAGGGTAACGCTATTCTCCAGCTCGCCTGCTTTCTCGGCTGCTTTGTAGGCTGCGCGAGTCCTGTTCTTGGCGGCTGTCAGGCCTTCGGTCAATGATTTGACGACCGCGCCTCCTGTGCTGGACAAGTCCATGAGCTGGGCATCTGTCATTTCAGCCAAAGCATCAAAGTTCTGCAATGCTTGCAGATTGTTTTCCTTGGCACGTTGGCGCAGTGGGCCACCAAGATCGCTCTTGATCTGTTCCTTCTCGAATGCCAGTTGTTGGGCATCTCTGGTGGCCGCGCCTTTGGTGAGAGTGACAGGCACAGGCAGGCCTTCGGCTGTGGTAGTTCGACGCAAAGCCTCTGGTGTGGCTGCTGCACCAGCTGAGACACGCGCACCGGCTTGCGCTGGTGCTGGTGCAACCTCCATGCCAAGAGTCTCACGAACGGCTGTTGTGGCCGCTTGTACAGGCTTTGCAATGGCTTGGCCTGTTGCTTTGGCTGCCTGTTGGGTTGCTGCCAGACCACGTTGAGCTGTGGCTTGCGTGATAGGGGCTGCGCTGCGTACTGCCTGAGTGAGAGCGCCAGGAGCTGCGATCATTGGCATGACTGGTGGCAATACGTTGGCCAAGACTTGACCAACGGCTTGCACCTGCTCTTGGCCAGCTTGAGTGCGTGGCTGATATGTGAGCGCCTGCGCACCTTCGGCTGCGGCCTTTTCGACCGCACGCATGGCTTCTGGTGTGCCAAAGTTTCCTGACAGGATTTGTTGAGACAAGCCTTGCAAAGTTCCAGCCAGTGTGCCAAGCGTGCCACCAACTGCACCAGTGCCCAATGTCAACGCTGTTTCTCCAGCACCAACAATTTGTTGGCCAATGCTAGGCTGTGCCGGTGGTTGTGCAATCTGTTGCTGCGTGACTGCTGTAGTTTCTTCTGACTTGGCGAGCTGGTAAGCCTGTGCCACGGTGTCAAACTCAGGCGTTCCGCGTTTTGCGGAATTCTTGACGATCCAAGCTGCGTATTCGTCTGCTGTTGCCATTTATTGACCTCCGCGCAGGATTGCGTCAGCCTGTGAGCGAATATTTGCTGGTGCAGCCGCTGCTGCTGCCGCTGGCACTTGTGCTTGGTTAGTTGGAATTTGAGAAACAAGTTGCTGTCGCTTGTCTTCTGCAATCTGTTCTGGTGAGCGATACTTTTTCGACACATCTCCAATGATGCGCTGTGAAAAGTCATTGAATGTCTCGCCAGGCTTTGTTGCATAGTCGCCAGCAACAAATGTGTTCTTGGCACGTGTGAGTGTGCCGTTGTTCTGAGCAAGCCAATCGGTCTTGGCATTGTTAATGGATGCGTCAACATCTTGCAACTTGGCCATCCCTCGCAAGAAGCTAGACAAGTCACCAGCGGATGCATTGTCGCTTGGGAAGCCTTTCAGGGCCATTGCAATGTCTTTGTCGGTGGCTGGGCCTGGTGGCAATGACTTGATGGCCGCTGTATTGCGAAGGCGTGTGTATTCTTGACGCAGTTGCGTCATACCACCTTGGAAACCTGCGCCCTTTTTCAAGAAGTCTGAGGCGCTTGAGAACACACCATAACCACCACCAGCCTCATCTAGGCGTTTGGCCAAGTCATTGAACTGTTCAGCTGATTGCTTGGATGTCGCAGATAAAGTTGCAGACTCATTAATCAGTTTGCGAGTGTCTGCTGGAATTTCATTCAGATTCTTTTGGATGCTGGACATCTTCTCGGCCACGGTTGCTGCTGTGGTCTGTTTGTCCAGATTGAGCTTTGCAGCGCGGTCATTGATCTGACTTTGCAGATTCTTGACGTTCCAGTTTTTCTCAGTAAGGCCAGCCTGCTGCAAACGCTCTGCAAATTGTGATTCGATGGCTTTGATCTCTGCCTCTGATTTGGCTTTTGCTGCCTTGGCCTGTGCTTCAGTCAAAACAGATGGCTGCAACTCCTCTGTCCTGCGTTCGCCACCTATCTTTATTGCGCTTTCGATAATCTTGTCACCGCCTGGCATTTGAGAGATTGTGAATCCGAAGTAGTCCTCGGTGGCTTTTGGGTTTTCCTTGGCCACATCGCGCCATGTTTCCAAAAACTTTGCGCCAGCTTCATCGCCTGAGTTGCGTTTGCCTTCAATCTGTTGATTAAGCAGGCTAATGGCGATCTCTGGCTTTCCAGACTTAAATGCTGAAAATACTTGTCCAGATTGTTGCAAAGCGTTTTGCTGACGCTCTCCTGACAACATGCCAAAACTTTCACGCACAGATTTAGCCTGAGTCTCAGGTAAAAGCATAGAGAGGTTGGCATAGTCGGCTGCTGTCGCACCAGGCTGACGCAGTTTTGTGAATCCTTCTTGGATCAACTTTTGGTTAGCCAATTGTTGTTGCTGCTGCTCTTGCTTGAGACGTGCCTCTTGAACACTTGCGCCAGTTTGGAATGCGCCCAAAAAGGCTTGTGTTGGGTCAGCGATTTGAACTCCATAATCAATTGGTGCTGGCATCAGAATTTCCCTCCTAAGCCACTAAATAAACCAAGACCACCAGAGATTGCTGATGGAATTGCAGCGAATGCTTTGCCTTGGGCGATCTCAGCGCCAGCTTGTGCTGCACCTTGTTGTCCGAGTAGGTTGGCCACATTCACGCCTGTTTGTTGACCAGCAGCTCCAACACCAGCAGCAGACTGCTGTCCTAGTGCTGTCATGCCACCAAGTCGACCATATTGCTGGTCAATCAGGCTTGAGAGCAATGCAGGACGAAACTGAGCCAGTGCGCCTTGGATGTTTCCACCACGCAGGCCACCAGTAGCCGATGCACGCTGGAGCAATGCTTCCTCACCTTGGCCAGCAAGTGCTTGGAATGTCTCACCACCTTTAATGCGATCGATAGCCGCACGTTCTGCCTCTGGCCCTTTTAGGCCAAGGAATGCTTGCTGTGCTTCGAGTGCTGGTGCTCCAGCAGAAACGTAAGGTTGAAGCAATTTTTGAACTGCATCAAACTGCCTGCGCTGTTCTTCAATGCCTGCTTGCGCAGAACCTGCTTGAATCGCAGCCGCATCTCCAGCAGCATCTGCTTGGGCCATGCCAGAGATAAGTGTGGCACCACCAACGGCAATGCCTGCTAGTGCTGCTCCTGATAATCCAAATGTCATTTTGATTCCTCCAATTGCGCTGTCTTTGCAGTTTCAAGAGCTATTGCTGGCGCTGGAATAGTGAACATATCCCACAGCGCTTGTGGGTCTTGCTCGTTGCTTGGGTTTGCGTGAAATGTGGTGACTTCGACTTCTGTCAAAGCAATGCCAGCACGCTTGGTGCCGATCTTTGAGACGCTCATGTCGCCTGCTTTAAGGGTGCGCGGGCCGTTGTCTGTGCTGACAATCAGCTCGCCTTTGCGCACCAAGAAGAATGATTCCTCTTTGTGAACTGCGCCAGTCAGGACTGTGCCTGCTGGGATGTGCATGGTGCGAGCGTACAAGCCATTGCAGAAGTCGTGATCGACAGGCATGTCCACCTGAGGCAGCTTGAGCAGCTCGGCCTCTAGGCGATAGATTGGCAGGTGCTCGGCTGGCACGCCAGCTTTGACTTCCTGAACCGCAACATGACTCATCGATAACTCCTGTGCAGGGGCTTGTGAGCTACTGGCGGCTCGAACGGCTCAGTGCTGACTATTTTCCCACATTTTGACATTTGGTCAATCTTCCATTTCAAATTCACGTTCTTCCCATGCCTGGCAGACGCGCAGATCGTGGCAGATGAACTCGAATTTGGTGCAGTAGCCACGAAAACCGGCATCGGTGTCCCAGTCATTGCGGGGGATGCGCTCCATCTTTGCCTGTGTCATGGTGCTGTTGTCGTAGTACTCGCAGTTCGAGCAGCGACGACGACGAGACTCTTTTTCATCCACTTGCATGGCCTTGCCCACAGCTATCCAGTAGGTCTTGTTGGCCGTTGGTTCGTTGCTTGGGTTCTCAGGGCCAAGCATCCAGTCGTCGATGGCGATCTGGGTGTTCTTCTTGTTTTCGGCTGTGCTGATGAATTCTTCCTCCATCGGCAAGCCCATAAAGCCCTTGGGCATCATCATGAATTTGTCC